CTTTAGTTTTGAAACGAAACGAAAACAACTCATTGAACGAAAGGTATCAAAACTTGTATCAAATCCCCAAAACACATCTGAAAACTTTTTTTGAAAAATAGAAAATAATTCATTGAACCTAAGGAGAATTAAAATGAACGCAACTATCAACAACATCAGCAGAAACACTGTCAGAAAAATGTTGGCAAAAGAACATCAACTTGAAATCATTATGAAAACAGAGGAAGAATACAGAAAATTTGATGCTTTCATTTCTGTCATGCACAGTCTTGATCTTGACACTTCAGAAGCACATGCAATCAATGCTGGCACACTTGATCAATATGCAGATGCAATCAAGAAAGCAACAAGTCCGAGTGTTTTTCTGCAAAGAGAAGTTGAATCATGCTTGCCAGCAAGTTGGCTTTATAGATTTGACAGTTTAGCTCAAAGACTATCAGGTGTTGAAAAAGAATCAATCACAGTAGATCAAAAATTAAAGTGTGCATTTTTCGAGGAGAAATAATTATGATACAGAAATTCGTTGACAAGTTTATGGAAAACAAAGATGTGATTCGTGAAAACTTTGCAAAGAAACATCCTGAAAATTATACAGGAATTGTCAAGTCAGTTGTTGAAATACTGAAAGATGACAGCTGGTATGAACAGCCAGATCACAGCAGGATTCATTTGATTGATGATGGTGATTATCAAGGCACATTTTTGTTTGTAATAGCAGCAGAAGGATATCAGCCATGTGTATATTGGTGTGTTCTTGTGTCATATGGATCTTGTAGTAGATGTGACACATTTGAAAGCATCAGGGAATATGGTGATGATAATCCAACAGAACAACAGCTGAATGATTATATGACCCTAGCACTTCACATTGTTCAAGGAATAAAAGAAATAAATAGTGATGATGAAAGCTGAAGGAGAATAATTATGGATATTCCAACTGACATTGATCTGACTGTTTTTTCAGATGAACTGAAACAAGAACTTGAATATCGGATTGACTGTTTTGATGTCAATGACATTGAAAGTGAAGGTGACGAATTTCTGTATGAAGTGATCACTGATCTTGAAGGATTTCTTGTTGAACAAAACATCATGTCAAAATGGAAAACAGAATTGCGGAAGTGGATGATTGCACGCAATGTATATATTGAAATCAGTGATGAAGAACTGAAAGATATGGTGATGCTTCCACGATCAGTCAAGAAATACGACTTTACATTGAACAAGACAAAATATATTTTCAATAAGCATTATCAAAACCCAGAAGAAAAGGAAGGATCTAAAATGTCAGAAGAAAATGAAAAGCAAATTGAAGCAAAAGATGAATTTGATTCTGTTGTGTGGAACATTTATATTACAGATCAAGAAGTGTCAGAATCAGTCACTGCTTTATGTGAAAAACTTTCACTTTCTCGGAACATAGTTGTCGGACGGATACTGAAACGATATGCACCAGCATTGCTGAATAATGATAAAGAATTAATGTCAATTATTATAAATGAAAAATAGGAGTCAAACTCATGGAACAGAAAATTTATGATTATGTCAATAAGAACATGAACCAAATAATTGATAAGTGGATAAGTCTGATTCAAGACAAGCATGGGCTGGCAGTCACAACTGCTTGTGAATTTTTTGGATGCTGTGAAGTTGCACTTGCTGATTATGTGTATGAATTTATGTCAGATGAAATTGATGAAGCAATTGAAATTGAAAAGCTGCAAGCAGAACAAGATGCAATTGAGCATCAAAAAGATATTGATATGCTGGACAGAGACTATGAAAACACTCGTGGACTATAACTAAAGGGATTGAACGATGCTACAAAAAGAAACACGCCCAACGGCTGATGAAGTGATTGAACATTATCGCAATATGCCAGAGTATCAAGAGACATTAAGGCAACATGAAACCTATCAAGTTTGCGGTGCCAGAGCAAGATATTCCGATGATGAAATGATTGAAATATTGAACAGTTCAGAAACACTTCTGGATGCCTCTGAAAAAAGTGGATTGTCACAGATTCATCTTTATCAAATGTCAAGAAAATTGCAAGCTGTTGATTATGAAATCAAGAAATTGAAATTTGTTACAAACGGAGAAAAGCAAAATGGATGAACACGTAAATGACTTCGCCACAAAATTGCATGAAGTAAATGTTGAAAAAAAGATATTAAGAATTGATCCTGAAACTAAGCTGAAACGAGCAAAAGAAGCAGTTGAAGATTATCGTGATTCAGTTGCATCAGGCTTCAACGATCTGATTAATAAAATCACTGAAGCATATGAAGGAATTATTGTGCAACTTCAAAATGACAACGATCAGCAGCTTGATCAGATTTATGATCTTCAGCAAGACATTGAGAAACTTAAAGAAGAAAGGAAATAATATGCCACGACCACGCCCTGCAAGCGAAAAGACAATATTCTGGCTTAAAAAGAATGTTCATGGAAGTTGGGTCAAATTTATTGAATTTTTGGAATGTCAAATCAATTCACCATTGGCTGGTACAAGAATCACAACGCAATGTCAAATGGATTTGCCAACTGTTTTGAGATTGAAAAAGCAAACGATTGTTCCAAGGAGTTCAAAAAATGACAAATGAAATCCATCCAAGCTCAGTTGCTAGAATATTGAAATGCGGCATGAGCAAAAACACGCCTGACACAATTATTGATTCGAGTTCGAAACCTGCAAGAATGGGTTCTGCAATGCACGAAGTTCTTGCACATATGATCAGCAACAATCTTGAAGCACGCCCTGATCTGAAACCGTATTTAAAAAAGTATGATCTGGCAGATGAAGATCAACTTGGATATTTGACATGGGCTGGCTTTGAAGCATGGAAAGAAATACGTGATGACATCAAAGTTCTTGGCATTGAAGCACAAGGAATTGTTCACATACAAGATGATTGGGCAGTGACAGGAACAACTGATCTATACGGTGAAACATTAACCGATGAACTCGTTGTCCTTGATTGGAAATCTTCACAAGCAGAATCCGACACGGAATCACAGTTGACAGCCTATGCCTTTTTGATCAGCAAAACTTTGAAAAAGAATTATGAAACAATTAAATTGATCACTGTTTGGGCAAGACTTCAAACAATCACCATTGTTGACATCACAGCTGCCGAACTTGAAAAGTTTGAAGATGATTTGATGGAGTCAATCGTGTCTGATCAGTATTCACCCGGTGATCATTGCTTGTATTGTTCACATCAATATGAATGTGAAGCAAAAAGTAAGATGTTGATTTCAGTTTCAAATGATCTTCAAATAAAAAGTGACAACTCAATTGCAAGCATCATTGATCTTGCAAAGCAATATCCAAAAGTGAAGATTCTTGAACAAGCAATCAAAGATTTCAAAGACATTGTGAAAGATCATCTGAAGAACAATGATCCAGTGCTGCTTGACGATGGGCAATATCTTGGATTATCAACACGGAAAACTGAAAAACTTGTATCAGACAAAGCATATGAAATGATTTGTGAAGAAATTGGAATTGAAGTGTCAGAATCATTCAACACTTTCAAAGATGCAATATCTTTGAACAAATCAAAAGCATTGAAAATTATTTCAGATCAAGCTCCACGTGGAGAAAAGAAAGAAGCAAAAGCAGCTTTCATTGAAAAGCTGAAAGAAGAAAAAGCAATGACTGTAAGTGAAACATTCCTATTTAATATCTCTGGAGGATAATCTTATGGGAAATAGATCGTATCCAGTAATAGGTCAAATGCAACCACAACGAAAATCAGGCAGGGTGTATTTTACAAAAAAACGCAAGTGCCAACTATGCGGTAAAATATCAGAAAAAGGAAAAAGTTTTATTATTGATATTCAAGTGAATTATTTTAGGGGCGATGATGAAGTATTTTTGATTTGCAGTAAATGTGCTAGCAAACAAAAAGATAAATTGCTCAGTGAATTATTTGAAAAAATATTAGGAGACAGCAAATGAACAACAAGATTGAAAAGCCAAAAGATGAAAACATGATTGTTGCTGTCAGTGATACATATGCAGCAATGATCAAGGGTGAAGTTGACATACAAATTGCAACAGCACACGCCTATCCACGCAGCATCACGAAGTTCAAAGAGCAAGTTCTTGCACTTGCAGGATTGGATGAAGAAACTGCACAAAGTTGTTTCTATGCTTTACCTCGTGCTGGCAAATTAATCAAAGGTGAGTCTGTCAGATTTGCAGAAATTGTTGCATCAAGCTATGGCAATTTACGTGTTCAATCAAGAGTCATTGGCATTGATGAAAAGTTTGTCACTTGTGAAGGAGTCTGTCACGATCTTGAAAACAACATTGCCGTTTCAGTTCAAGTGAAAAGACGGATCACAAAGAAGAACGGTCAACGGTATGATGATGACATGATAATGACATCTTCAAATGCTGGCTGTTCTATTGCTCTAAGAAATGCAGTTTTCAGAGTTGTGCCAAGAGCATTGATCAAAACTGTCATTGACAAAGTTGAAAAAACTGGCATGGGTGATGAACGAACCTTTGACATGAAAAAGATCGCCTGCTTTGAACACTTCAAAAAGATGGGAGTTTCAAAAGAAGAACTGTTCAGAGTGCTTGACAAAAAAGGTGAAGATGATGTTGACATTGAAGATTTGTCAACACTCCGTGGTTTGCTCAATGCAATTGATGAAGGCACAGCAACAATTGAAGCAACATTCAAACAGACTTCAAAAAGTGCAAATTTGAACGCTGGCAAGCATTCTACCAAAAAAGAGCCAAAACAGCCGAAAAACGAGTCCAAAACAGAAAGTGAGTCTGATACTAGCGAGAATAAGAAAGAATCGCCCACAAGCGAAGCCACGCAGCCTGACAAGCAACCAGAAGCACAGCAAGAAGAAACAAAGCCAGCTGAAGAAAAGCCAGCTGCAAATGTTGAAATGATGATCAATAAGTTTGGTGAACTCGGTATTGATAGTGATCAGCTTGCAGTTTACATCGGAAAGTCATTGAGTCAAATTGATGATGATGACCACTTGATATTGATTGAATATTATAAAGAAGTTGTGGCAAATCAAAAATAGAAAGGAAGTCAAATGACAGAAGAAACGAAAGAACTTGTATTGTTCAACGCTGATGAAATCAGTCCGCAATTATTGTTTGAAGGTGAAACACTTGGCAATATGCTTGAAGATATTGCAGTCCAAGCTCGGTCAGTTATTCGTGACATATCAACTCCAGCTGGCAGAAAGAACATTGCTTCACTTGCTGCAAAGATTGCAAGAACAAAAACAACGATTGATGGCTTTGGAAAAGCTCTTGTGTCAGATTGGAAAACAAAGTCAAAAGCTGTGGATATTGAACGCAAACAAGCAAGAGAATTTTTGGATGCTTTGAAGGTTGAAATTCGTGACCCCTTGACTGAATATGAGAATAAAGAAAAGCAACGTATTAGTGACCATGAATTTTATATTTCAACAATACAAGGTGCTTGTGAAAGCACAGATGGACTTTCAGTTGAAAAACTTGAAAAACGGATAATTCTTGCTGACAAAGCCTATGATCGTAAATGGGAAGAGTTTTCAAAAAGAGCAAATGAAATAAAAGATGCTGCTGTTCTGAAGTTGAACAATCTTATTAATATTCAGAAAAAACGTGATGCTGAAAAAGCAGAACTTCAACGCTTGCAGAAAGCAGAAAAGGAACGCCTGCAAAAAGAACGTGATGAAAAACTAAAGCAAGAAGCATCTGACAAAGCACAGGCTGAAGCAGAAAAGAAAGCTGAAGTTGAACGTCAAAAACTGCAAGATGAAAAAGATGAAGCAGATCGCAAATTGAAGCAAGCTGCCATTGATGCTGAAAAAGCAGAAATGAAAGCGGAAATGGAAAAGCAAGAAGCAATTGAAGCCGAACGTGAAAGAGTTGCAAAAGAAAATGCTGCAAAAGAAAAAGCAGAATTGAAACATGCAAACAACAAACGCAACATTGAAAAAGTCAGACGTGAAGTCAATGAGGATTTGGCAAAATTCCTGATCGAGTGCTTAAAATTAGATGGAAAGGTGCTGTCAAGTATTAATCTTGACGTTCTGTCTTTGCAGCTAGTGGATTTTATTGACGCTGGCAATGTCCGTCATTTGGAAATTAATTATACAAATTGAATAAGGAAAATTTTATGAACTCATGCAATTTCACAGGAAGATTGACAAACGATCCAGATCCTAAATTCACTGGCGGTGGCACGGAAGTTTCAAACTTCTGTGTTGCCGTTGATATGGGCAAAGACAAGCAAGGCGAAAAACAAACTGAATTTGTCAACATGACAGCCTATGGCAAAGTTGCTGAAACTATCAACAAGTGGATGTCAAAGGGATCTGAAATTGCTGTCACTGGAAAATTCAGAACTGACAGATGGGAAGATAAAGAGTCAGGTTCAAAAAGAAGCAAATGCTATATCGTGGTGGATTATTTTAATTTCATTGGCAGTAAACCAAAAACAGGATCGAATGAAAATTATAAACCACCGGGAACTCCACAATCACCAGCAAAAGAATATGATGAAGATGACAGTCAAGCAATACCTTTTTGATCTTTACAAATCTATATTTTGTAGTATAATGGTTATGTTGACTCTGCAAACTCAATAACTATTAATATTCCTAACTTGGGCATTCTAGCCACCTTGCAGGGTCAATCTAGGATGCTCTTGTTTGGGAATATACGGAGAATCACATGAAAAAATGTAGAACTTGCGGTAAAAAATTGCCTTTGTCAGAATATTACAAACATTCTGAAATGTTAGATGGACACTTAAACATCTGCAAAGAATGCACAAAGAATAGAATCACAAAACATCGTGAAAACAATATTGATCGCATTCGTGAATATGATAGAAAAAGAGGATTGCTAGAACATCGAAAGTCTGCAAATAGAAAACGCTCTGTAAATTACAATAAACTAGAAACAACAAGGGCAAGACATAGAAAGTGTATAGCAAGAAATAAAGACAAGATGGCAATGTCAGCAATATCTTACAGGAAAAAATATCCAGAAAAATACATTGCTAAAATAAAAACTGGCAACGCTATGAGAAATGGCAAATTAATAAAGCAGCCGTGTGTTAAATGTGGATCTACTGAAAATATAAATGCTCACCATGAAGATTACAGCAAGCCGTTAGAAATTATCTGGTTATGCAGATTTCATCATGGAGAACGTCACAGAGAAATCAATGAACAAAAACGAAATAAATTAAAAAAAGTAAAATGAAACAAAGGAGTATAAAAGTGGCAAAAAGATTCACAGAAAAAAACAAATGGCATGACACTTGGTATCGTGAACTGTCACCGAATGCAAAAAATGTGTATGAATATATGTGTGATAATTGCACGATTGCTGGACTGTTTGAAATTGATCACTGGCTGATGGGAATGTTAATCGGCTTCTCTGAAGATGATGCAAAGAAAGCATTTCAAGAATGTTTGAAAGATAAAAAGGAGGGATCCATTAAAGTTGAGGTTGTCAAGGGCAAAGCATTTCTTTGGAACTATGTCAGACAGCAGCAACCGAAAGGATTGTATGACAGCAACAAAGCACACAAGGGATTAATTCGTGAGCTTGAAACATTGTCATCAAAATTTGAAGGTGCAAAACTTGCACTTGAATGGGGATATAAGGAATCAAGCAAAGATCCAAAAGATGACAGCTTGAAAAGCAAAGTCGGATACACAAAAGACTTTGAAAGGTTCTGGCTGGCATACCCACAACGCATTGGGTCAAACCCTAAGAAGCCTGCCTATGACAAGTTCAAGCAGATCATCAAGAAAGGTGAAGCAACAGCTGATGACATGATCACTGGTGCAAAACATTATGCTGATCACATGCACAAAATTGATCGTGTTAATACTGAATTTATAAAGATGGCAAAAACATTCCTGAACCAACGGGAATTTAATGATTACAAAGATCAAGTGCATCAGCCAGCAAAGATCTTGAGGAAAGAAGAAACTGGCGGCATTTCTCAATTCGGTGATAACTAATGAAAGCAAGCAAAACACCGCCACAAAATCTTGAAGCAGAAGCATCTGTGCTTGGCTCAATGTTATTGTTACCAGAACAGATCCCACTGATTGTTGGTAAGCTGGATCAGAACGATTTTTATATGACACAGAATGCTTTGGTATATTCTGCCATGCTTCACTTGATTGACAAGAACATCAAGATTGATCTTGTCACATTGAAAGAAAGACTTGTTTCATGCAATGAACTTGATGAAGCAGGTGGAATAAAACGCTTGATTGAACTTGAAGAAATTGTGCCACATGCACAGAACTTGAAAGAGTATGTGGATATTGTTCACAACTATTCAATCAGAAGGAAAATGTTGTATGCTGCACAGATTACAACCGATCTTGCATATGACGGATCAATACCACTTGATGACGTTGTTGATTCTGCACAAAGAGAAATTGAAGCAGTTGCAACAAGATTTGATATGATCAATCGTGGTTCTGGCATTGACAGCAAAGATCATCTGATGGAAGAAATCTATACTGAAATAAAATCAGATAGCACATTAGACAGATCGACCGGATATATTGGCATTGACTACTCGCTCGGTGGAATTAAATCATCTGATATGATAGTGCTGGCTGGTAGACCAAGTTCGGGCAAAGCACAGCCCTTGGATGCAAAAGTATTGACACCTAATGGATTTGTATTAATGGGAAGTTTGAAACTGAATGATTATGTTTTAACACCAGATGGCAGCAAGTCTAAAGTAATTGGCATTTATGAACAGGGAGTTAAATCAGTTTATGAATTGCAATTTTCTGATGATTCAAAATCTCAATGCACAGAAGATCATTTGTGGTTGACAACAACACGCAATGAACGCAGATCAAGATTAAGAAAAGATGGAAAAGTTAGAACGCTCAAGGAAATTAAAAACACATTAATTAGACAAGATGGGCAAGCTGGAAACCATCAAATACCGTGGACAAAACCTGTGGAGTTCAAATCGCAAAAAGAAATACTGCCAATAGAACCATATCTATTGGGAATGTTTTTAGGTGATGGCAGATATGATAGAACAGTCAAAATATGGAATGAAGAAAAAGATTTGCAAGATAAAATAATTAGCAAATTACATATTGATGATACTGCAACAATAACAGAACCAAATATAATCAGGATTGAAAGAAAAAAACGAAATAATCAGAAATCTGAATTTGCTAAAAGTTTAGATGAATTAGGATTAAGCATTCCGGGGTCTGCCTATAAATTTATACCGTCAATCTATTTATACGCTTCCCCGTTTGACAGATTGGAATTGTTAAGAGGATTAGTTGATTCTGATGGATATGTTAATAACGGTGCTTTAGTTGAATATTCTACTATTTCAGAAATGCTGAAAGATGATATTAGTTTTTTGATTCGATCTTTAGGTGGAAAAGTTACAGTAACAGAGAAACCAAAACCACGCTATACCTATAAGGGAGATATGAAAATAGGTAAATTGGCATATCGCATTTTCTTTTCATTTCAAAATAATACAGTTCCAGTTTCATCAAAAAAACATTTATCAAGATGGAAAGGACTTAAACGTATAGCAGGTCACGCAATTAAATCTGTAAGATACATTGGCAAGAAAATATGCAGATGTATTCAAATAGAAGATCATAGAGGATTGTATTTGACAGATGATTTTATCCCAACACACAACACAACGCTTGCATTGAACATTGCAAACAATATGGCAATTGCAAAGCACCGTGTGGTGATCTTCACGCTTGAAACTTCAAAGTCAGAAATATACAAAACATTTCTATCTATGAACGGTGGTGCTTTTAGATTCAAATTCAATCCATTCTGGAAAGATAAGTGGAACAGTCTTAATTCAGAATACACAAACAAAGCCCATGAGTTTTGCAAAAATCTTGATGTTCAAATTCGTGATGAAAAAGAGCTGTATAGGAATCCCAGAAAGATCAGAAATTATTTATTGCAGCAAGACAGAAAAAGAAAGATCGGTCTCGTCATCATTGACCAGTTTACGTTGATGAATCACGACCATAATCAGAACCGCAAAGACTTGAACATGGAAATGTCAAGCAACATTATCCAGAACATGTGCAAAGACTTAGAAATCCCAGTAATACTTTTGCATCAATTAAATAGATCGGTTGAAAAAGATGTCCGGTATCCAAACATGTCTGATCTCCGTGAATGTGGAGCATTGGAACAAGATGCAGATGCAATCATCTTTCTGTCAAAAGTAATTAAAGCAAATGAGTCAGGTGGCAGAATGTTTGACGAAAAAGGTAAAGATCGAATTTGCTCAATTGCGAAATCAAAACTCGGTGCTGTTGAAAGTTATTCAATGCAATTGGCAACAGACACAATGACATTCATTGCAGACAACGAGCAAGAAGAAATGATCAAATTGAAAATGGAAGAAATGAAAGGCACTCTTTCAAAATGGGAATAATGAAAGGTTAAATCATGGAACAAAAACAAATTGATTTCAACGCAAATAAGCACCCACTTGTCATTGTCGATCCGATCAATCAAAAAGGTCAAGATCATAAGCAGATGACAAAAGACTTTATTGAATTTCACAATGCAAATAAAGCTGTTTATTCGATTTTCAAAAAGATTGCTCAAGAAATGTTTGACAAAGGCTTTGAAAGATTTTCGATGATCTCAGTGACCGAAAGATTCCGCTGGGAGTATGTAGAACAAACGACTGATAAGAACTTCAAGATCAATGACAAACACGGTTCATTTTATGCGAGATTACTTGCTTGCGATATGCCAGAACTTCGTAGCTGGTTCAAGTTCAAACGCTGCAAAGCTGATAATGATTTGTTTTATGAATTTCTGAAACATGAAACTGGTGTGATTGATCCCGTTGCAATATTTATTTCAAACAATGAAAGTGAGAAACAATGTCAAATCAAAGATACACTATAAAATGCTCTGTCTGTGAACGATCAATGTATATGTCAATTGAAGAACCAGTTGGCAAAGAAGTTTGCTGTCACTGCATGACACCAGAAGAAATATTTGAACTGAAAAAAGAACATGAAAAGATGATAAAAATTGGAAGTATCATGCTGGACTTTTTGAATCATGGTGAAGGATATATTACTGATAAATATTGTCCAGATGGATTGCTTCAATCGTTCACAGAAGAAACACAGAAACAGGCAAAGGAATTATTTGGAGATAAAATATGTCGGAACGCTTACTTGCAATAGACTTTGGCAGAACATTCGGATGGTGCTACGATCCATATGTCAAGGGCATGAGCGGAAGCATCTATCTTGAAAGTGACAATGAGGGACATCGTTATTTGCAATTCCATAGATGGCTACAAATGCAATTCAATCAAGGGCTTAATCATGTCTCATATGAAAGACCTATCGGATACCATCAGCCGATAACCATCAAGCCGTTTGCATTTTATGAATGCACAGTTTTAATGATGTGTGCATGTTACAATGTATCATTTTCATGCACATATCCATCAACCTTGAAAGCATATACTACCGGCTCTGGAAAAGCTGATAAGAAAGATATGATTAAAACAATTCAACGTATCATACCAGACTTAGAATTAATGGATGACAATCATTGTGACGCAGTTGCTATCTGGCTATGGGGCAACGACAACGAAGCTCAAGCCGATGAAGTTAAACGAATCAAAGACCTGAAAGAGAAAAAGGCGGCTGATCGCAATAAAAAATCCGCTGAAAAGAAAGCAGCAAAAAATCAAAAGAAACTTTTTTAATTTAACATTAACTGGAGGATTTTAAGAATGAACACAAAAGAACAGCAGCAGTATTTGATTGAAGATGAAATGCGGAAGGCACTTGATGTCTGGACCGAAGCCAGCAATGCCGTCAAGACTCTTGAAGAAAGTCACAAGCAAGCAATCAAAGAATTGAAAGATGAACAGAAAGGCGAAATGCAGAACAAGAATGAAGATTATGACAGCTCATTATCTGGCATCAAAAAGATTATGAGAAAGCACGATCTGGAAATTCAAATCGTCACCATGAAAAATGGCACTGTCAAAGAAATCAGATTTGATAAAAGAATCACAATCACCGATGTTGACAGTGATGCTGCACAGACTTTGCCCGGCATGAAAGAAGATGACGAATAAATAAAAATGCTGGATGGGTGTTGATAATCACCCCCATTTGTAAGCAGGTGGGGTCTGCCGAATATAAAGAATAAGTCAGAGACACCTATCCAGCTAACTTTGAAAGGTTAAAATGGCTATAAATGTTTTATCATTATTTGACGGCATGAGTTGCGGACAAATCGCATTGAATCGAACCGGAATTGAATACGATAATTACTTTGCTTCCGAAATAGATAAATATGCGATTAAAGTTACTCGAGCCAACTATCCAGATACTATTCAGTTGGGAGATATCAGGCATGTTGAAGCTGTTGATTTACCTAAGATTGATTTGTTAATAGGTGGTTCTCCGTGTCAGGGGTTTAGTTTTTCTGGCAAGCAATTAAACTTTGATGATCCTAGAAGCGCATTATTTTTTGAGTTCGTCCGATTGCTGAAAGAATGCAAGCCTAAATATTTCCTCCTTGAAAACGTGATAATGTCTCAAGAAAGTAACGATGTGATTAGCTGTACGTTAGGTGAGATGTTCCCAAATTGCGTGAGCCAAAAACAACTTTTCCAAGCCGGTAGACTTGAGCCTATTTGTATCAATTCCGCTTTAGTATCGGCTCAAAACAGGAAACGATTATATTGGACAAACATCCCAGGGCTTACGCAGCCAAAAGACAAAGGAATCATTTTAGAGGATGTATTGGAAGATTGCTCCAATTCAGTATATCAACGAGGCAGAGGCAATAACAAGGGCGGCATTAAAAGCAATAAAAGCCCTTCTATAACATCTAGTCGGTGGGAAGAAAATGTAAAGGTTCCTGTTATTAAAATTAACAATGAACTGATATATAAGCCTCATAAGTCTCAATGTTTAGTGGCTAATTATTATAAAGGTAGTGATAATCACGGAATGAGAACCGGCTGTATCGAAGTTGGTCATGCCGAAATAAACGGAAATGACATACTGAAAAGAGTATATTCACCTAAAGGCAAATCTCCCACATTGACAGCTATTTGCGGAGGTAATCAAGAAAATAAGATAGCAATAGATCATAAAAGGTGGAGAAAATTAACTCCGGTAGAATGTGAAAAATTGCAAACTGTCCCGGACAATTACACAAACCACGTAAGCCCTACGCAACGATATAAAATGTTAGGCAATGGATGGACTGTTGATGTGATAGTCCACATTATAAAAAGTATGAAAGATTGCCCAGAGTAAAGGAAAAATGAATGACCAACAGTCTAAGTGAAACACAAAAAGCCTTGTGCATATCTCATTTGAAAAAACTTATTGAAGATATTGAAAATGGCGACCAGGAGCTTGTTGAAGTTGTTGTCAAAAATTCTGGACTTGTAAAACAAGTTGATTTCGTAATGGAAAAAGATGAATGGGTTGATGATTTTGAAAACTCATTGAATTGCAATAAAGCAAATTAGGAAAATAAAATGAAAAATAAGAAAGCAACTGGAACAAAAGAATACCCAATATTATTTAACGCTGAAATGGTGAAAGCCATATTGGATGGTCGAAAAACTGTTACGAGGCGACCGATTAAACCGCAGCCAATGCAAAATTACGGACCAAGTGGAGAGCCAAATGGTCTTAGGTTCAAAGATATTATGGACAGTCTGCCATGTGATTTGATTGAATATTGCCCATACGGTCAAGTCGGTGATTTACTCTGGGTTAGGGAAAATTGTTATATTGCGCCGCCATTATTTGGCGATAAAGTGGATGAAAATTGCGTTGATTATAAAGGACAGGGTAGGGTTGTTGGATACTCTGCAAGTATGGACTCTGAGTCTGTCCGTTGTGCTAATGATTATGGCGTAAAGCAAACTCCATCTATTCACATGTTCCGTTGGGCATCCAGAATAACTCTCAGAATAAAATCTGTCAAAGTAGAACAGATACAAGATATTTGGCAGTATAAAGATGGTGGAAAAACAGAAGGTATCGCAGAGAATGGACAATTTTACTATGACTATATTAGAAAAGAATATTGCCGAACATGTAGTGTGAGTGGTTTACAATCGTTATGGGATACCATTTATAAGAAACAGGGTTTAGGTTTTGATGAAAACCCGTGGATATGGCTGATCGAATTTGAAGTAATTAAATCTGGAATGGATAAGTAATGACCGAAATTAAATGGACTGCTGAAAAAGTTGCTGGATTATTACGTGAGAAATATAGCCACCCAAAATGGTCAACATTTTCTGAATTGCGTAACAGCACAGGATATGGTATGCGACAAAGATATTTTGATTTCTTTGCTATTAACACATGGCCTTCAGAACACATTAAAGTCTGCTATGAAATAAAAGTATCCCGTAGTGATTTCTTGCATGAGTTGGATAATCCAAAAAAACGTAAAGATGGGATGAATCTTTCAAATGAATTTTGGTTCATTGCTCCGAAAGGTTGCATCAAAGAAAGTGAAGTGCCTGAAGGTTGTGGCTATATGATGGCAACTGATGGTGGAATGTTGAAAAGAATTATGGCAGCAAGATACAGTGAAACACAACCGATTGACGATGTGTTTTTATGCTCTGTTTTGCGTGCTGCTGACAATTATGAATATTCAAATGCCAAAATATTTAAGTATGCTGGCAAAGATTTAACTGAAAAAGAGTTGCTGAAAATAGTTAAATCAACATTTGCGAAATGGCAAGAATATGAAATTGAAGATAAAGTCAGAGAAAGAATCAAAGATATTAGAAAAGAGTATAACGATAAACAATTGTCATTGAAAGAAGATGAACGATATATTGCTATTGGTAAAGAAATATCTCAGCTTCTTGACACTGACACTTATTATGGTTACAGCAAAATGATAAAAGAATTTTTTGATAATTTTGGTGCTGACAAAATAGAAAGTGCTATTGCTCATTTACAATATGCAAAAGATATAGTTGATAAATTCAAAATATTAAAAGGAGATAATTAAATGGAAGAAATTAAACTTGAAGGAAAAGCAAAAGAAGCTGAAGAACAGACAAAGAAATCAATGGCAGAAACACAAGAAGTCAATGACAATCTGAAAGTGATTGCAGCAAAATCTGCCAGCCCGAAAGCAAACATAAAAGAAATCAAAGCAGAAATGACCAAAGAGTATTTCAAAGTATTTGCAGTTGGTGACGGCTACGATTTCAAAGGCAGAAAATTCAGATTGAAGCACATTGACAAGAATCACAATCACTTGATTTTTGAATCAGTCGATCTGCCAAAAACTCGATAGGAAAATTATATGAAAACTGAACAATTAATATATCTGGCAAGTCCATACACAGATGATTCTGCAAAGATAGTCAATGAACGATATGAAGCAACATGCAAGATCACAGCTTTATTGTTGAGTCAAGGATTATATGTTTACAGTCCGATTGTGCATGGTCATTGCTTGATAGGTTATGGACTTGAAACGGATTGGGAAAATTGGAAGCATTTTGACAAACTGATGATAGATAAATCTGATATTATCTACGTGTTGATGATTGACGGTTGGAATGAGTCAATTGGTGTCAACGCTGAAATTAGATATGCGATTGACTTAGGCATGGATGTTAAATACTTAGATGTCAACGGAGAAATTCAATGATTAAACCAAACGGAAATATTGAGCATATGAATTATCATCAATTTATTAAAACCAAAGAGCGTAACATTCAACCTAGTGGATTTTCAGATGATGTATCTGGATATGGATTATTTGATTTTCAGGAGCATTTAACTTCGTGGGCATTGGAGCAAGGTAAGTCTGCGATATTTGCAGATTGCGGATTAGGCAAAACACCGATGCAACTTGTATGGGCTGATCGTATAGCTAGAAAATTTGGAAAAGTCTTGATCGTATCACCATTAGCAGTATCAGACCAGACAGTAAGAGAGGCTAAGAAGTTTGGCATTGACGGAGTTAAAAGATCGAAAAATGGAGACACTTACAGAATCACAGTTACTAATTACGAGAGATTGCATTATTTTTCACCAGATGAATTTTCAGGGATTGTATGCGATGAATCATCAATCTTGAAAAACTATGCAGGCAAGACTCGTCAAGCGATAACAGATTTTATGCAGAAAATACCATACAGATTACTATGCACAGCAACTCCAGCACCTAATGATTATATGGAGCTTGGCACTTCATGCGAGGCGTTATCTATCATGCGTAGAGTTGAAATGTTAGCAATGTATTTTATACATAATAGCGGCAGCACTCAAGCATGGGATTTGAAAGGTCATGCAGCGGATGTGTTTTGGCGGTTCATGGCTTTATGGTCTAGGGCGATGCGTAAGCCAAGCGATCTAGGATTTGATGATGGTGATTTTATTCTGCCAGAACTTAAGCATAATCTTATCACAGTTAAAAGTAAGCCTCTACATGGCGATTTGTTTCCGGTGGAAGCATTGACTCTAAACGATCAAAGGGCTGAACGTAGAAGCACTCTTGATGACAGGTGTAAGGCTGTAGCTGATATTGCTAATAGTAATGACGATTCTTTTTTGGCATGGTGTTCTTTGAATGCAGAATCCGATTGTTTGACAAAATATATAAATGGTGCCGTATCAGTTAGTGGGTCTGATTCAGACGATGAAAAAGAACGTAAGATGATGGAATTTTCAGATGGCACTATCAGATGTCTTGTCACAAAACCAAAAATCTCTGGATTCGGTTTAAATTGGCAACATTGTAATCAGATGAGTTTCTTCCCATCTCACTCGCATGAGCAATATTATCAAGCCGTTCGTAGATGTTGGCGGTTTGGACAGGAAAACGATGTAACAGTTAATATTGTTACTTCCGAAGGTGAGATAGCAGTTCTTGAAAACATGCGAAGAAAAGAAGTAGCAGCCAATGCAATGTTTGATTCGATAATTAAACATATGACAAACGCTATTAAAAATATTGATAACACTTACAAACCAAATAGAAAAATGGAGATACCGGCATGGCTAAATGTATGAACCAAGTAATTACAGATCAATATTCGTGTTATCATGGAGATTGTGTAGAATTAATTAAAAACATACCTGATGATTGCATTGGATTATCTGTGTTTTCTCCACCATTTGCAGAGCTATATGCTTATAGTGATAGTCCGAGAGACATGGGGAACAGTAAAAGTTATGATGAGTTCTTCCAGCAATTTTCATATCTCATTTCAGAGTTAAATCGAGTTACGATGCCTGGCAGGATAGTTGCAGTTCATTGCATAGATATTCCGGCTATGAAAGAGCGAGACGGATATATTGGTCTAAAGGATTTTCCAGGTGACATAATTAGAGCTTTTCAGAAATGCGGATTTATTTATCACTCAAGACATGCGATATGGAAAGACCCGTTGACAGAAGCGACTAGAACAAAGGCACTTGGACTGATGCACAAGCAGCTATGCAAAGATTCTGCTATGTGCAGATCAGGATTGCCTGATTACGTGTTGGCATTTCGTAAAAAAGGTGACAATGCCATTCCTATTGAAAAGCAGCATGGATTCACAGAATATCATGGCTCAAACATAATCACAGGCGAAGGTGTTAAACGAAGTCATAATATTTGGCGGTCTTATGCTAGTCCTGTGTGGATGGATATCCGCCAATCTAATACTTTGAACAAGAAAAATGCTAGAATTGAAAAAGACCAGAAACACATATGCCCATTGCAGCTAGATGTCATTGAGCGAGTTGTGTCTTTATGGTCAGTTGAAGGTGACATCGTATTGACTCCATTTGGTGGCATTGGTTCAGAATCTTATGTCGCCATAAAGAACAATCGCAGGTCAATTTTATTTGAACTTAAAGAATCCTATTATGAGCAGGCGGTTATCAATTGTAATAACGCTGCAAATATTAAATATTCAGAAACCAATGATATGTTTTTATAGAAGTTATATAAAAGGAAACATAATGCTTAAAGAAAAATATTGTGACAGGTGCAAGAAGTTAAGAATGTTCCATGAAAAATATGGATGCTTGAAATGTGGAATAATACAACCTTGCAGAAATTGCAAAGAAGATTTCAGAAGCATCCAAGGGCAATTGACTTGTCAGAACTGCAAAGATGGAAACAAAAGAAAACATGGTAATGTCAGAAGAATGAAAATGACCAACTTCAGACGGGAAACTTATTAGGGGAATTAATTATGGCAATATCTGGGATCGAAGGGCTTCCGACCAGACCACATCCGATTGTCAGCAGAGTCACACAAAAACCTGCTGAACCCAAAAGAGCATCACTTGAACAAACGATCAAAGGTGGACCAAGACACAATCCACCAATGCCAACAGTCGGCAGCCTTGAAAAGTGTATCGGACAATCAATTGACATTCTAGCTTGAAAGGAAATAAAATGGGTGATGAACATTTGATCATGGCAATCAACAATTTGACAAAAGCAGTTTGTGAATTTGCTGAACTTTACAGATCAGTCCACACTGTGCCAGAAGATGATCCTGATGCTCCGTCATGTTTAATTTGCAATGACACAGGAATATACATGGCTAAAATTGGTGAAACAAATTACCAAAAGAAATGTCATAACTGCAACAAATAGAAAGAAGATTATGATTGACACATTCAGAATCAAGCAGCAATTAATAGGCGGACCGCTTGATGGATCTGAAGTCAATGTTGCTGATTACAAAATACTTGCAATCCCGATGGTGACACAATTGAAAAATGGATCGATGCACTTCACATATTGCTTGTATGAAAAGAAAGATGGTGCTTTGCATTATATCGAAACTATGAAAGGGAAGTAATGACTATACCAGAAGATGAAATCCCACAATTTCAATGGGATGAAATGGAAATGAGATTGGCAGAATCAAAAGAAGAAAATGATCTGCTGAAAGTTGAAAATGCAAACTTGAGAAAGCAACTTAAAATTGCAATTGAAGAAAACAAATCACTGAAAGGGAAGTAATTATGGCAAAGAAAACAAAAGCTGATCTGCTTCATCAAATTGTTAATCTTGAAAAAGAACGCAGCAAATCAAAAAAGAATTGGGATAACTTAAACGATCTGTCTAACAGGCAAGAAAAGAAAATTGCAGAACTTGAAAATAAACTTGAAAAATCAGCCATTGAATTTATCGACAAAGAAAAAGAATTGTTAAATGAGAAAAGGCTTAGTAAATATTGGACAAATGAATACAATAAAGTCAGATTTGACCATGCTGATTTGTTCAAAAAGAATGAAGCACTTGCAGAAAAACTTGCAAAAGCATATCAATTCAAAATGAAATACGAAGTAATAAAGGAAGTCCATCTGTCAATAATGACTGGTCTTGTAAAGTCATCTTCATAACAACAATTGGGTGCAGCTGTCAACGTGATCACCGGAGGGTAAAAATCACATTTTCAACTGACACCCAATTTTCTTTAATCTGCAATATCCTCAATTTCATCATTCAAAGCAAACTGATCAACGGGAGAATTTGGATCAACTGGTGCTGCTGGAATTGTTAAGTCAGCACGAGTTCCTTTGGTCAGATCAGCAGCAACTGCTTGGACTGTCACATACAAAGTGTTAGTGTCTTGCGGAATCAATTTGTTGTATTGCCTTGGTGTGTCTGGAATCAAAACATAATCTGGATCGCCAGTGATCACGGGAGTTCCTGAAGTGTCATACCAAATATAAAATCTCCAAGGATCAGTATCACCAAACGCTTTTTTCCAAGTGAAAAAGAATCTTGCATATGTTGACAGATAAGCATAAGTCAAATTAATCAGATCAGGTGGAGCTGTCGGTTCCGCTGCACCTGATGATATTTCAACTCTGAATTTATTGAATGCAATTTCATCTTTCCACAGATAACCCTGCAAGACAAATTCAATGTCATATTCACCATCTGCAAGCGTGATATTTGTAAGCTGCAAATCATCACGCAATGCAAAGCCCAGATATGTTCTGACAAGTGAAGTTGTGTCTGTTGCATAGATGTGATAGCCAGATTCATAATAATGCTTTCTTGACGCCCTCAGAACGCTTTTGACAGTTGCCAGTATAGCGTGTGAAGAACGAAAAACTGATTTCTGTGTTGTATGATAAGCATGAGCAGCACGAAGCACGCTGGACACTTTCTGAATAATGCTATGTTCTGGCTTCAATACTGACTTAACCCTTGTTATATCACTATGTTCTGTTGATAGAATTGACTTAATATGAGTTATAACAGAGTGTTCAGCATGAAGGATTGATTTCCCCCAGCCTCGTGTTTCAGCTTCAATCAGATGTGCAGTTGACAGAACACTTCTAGGCTGCTTGTCATAAGCTCTGGTTGCTCGTAGGATTGACGTTGACCGTTCTGTTGGTATATCGAGTAGCCCAAGCGGAACAAACGCTTTATCAGCTGTTTTTATGCGATTAAACAAACCCAGTGGAAGTGTGTCAGTCATTATGCAACCTCAGCAAGTGGATCAATGTAAAGATAGCCAGCATTGTCTTGTTTGTTCAATGTGATTCTTAAAGGTGCAAGACAATCTTGTCCGACTGTGATCGTCATAGTCAGCTTGAATCCTGTCAGTCCAGAATCACCTGTCCAGACAGAAGCATCAGCTGTTAATGCAGCACCGTCAGGATCACGAGTTGTTTCTTGCTCACGGTTCACATCACCGCCATTATTTAGATAATCAAGTTCAAAGAAAAGTTCATCTTGTGTCGGATCTGCTGTATAAGATTTCATTGCACCATAAACGGTGATCGTATTGCTGCCAGCTTTCAATGGCAAGATGACAGTTTCCATTCCTTGTGTTCCAATTTCAAGCAGCGGTTCAATCAATGGTGCTGTTGCAACATCATTCAGCATTTTGATTGATCCAGAATGTCCACCAGTTCTTGAAACACCTGTCTGCAATTCTGCTTCACCTCTTGACTGCCAAGTTTTCCAAGCACCTTTGACACCGTTATGATCTGAACTGAAAATGCCTTGATGATCGTCACCAGAAACAGAAGTTGCAGAAGCAAAAACTGCATTCCTTAAAACAATTCGTGTGTTTTTATCTGTGACAATATCAGCAACGGTATTGCCAGCAGAGAATGAAACATTTTGTGCATAGACATAAGGCAAATAATCCGTCAACACTTCAATGCCAGCATTCAATCCTGAAACTGTTTGGTTGATTCGTTTGAATGTGCAAATTCCAATTGTTGCATTTGCAGCAATTTTGAATCCACCACCAGCAGAGCAATCCATATTTATAACTGCACGCAAATGGGTATCCACATAGAATGCAAAGTTGTCAGTTGAAACTGCTTCACAATCAATCAGTGAAGCATCGCTCGGAGTTGTTGCAGCAGTTGCATGAATGCCATATCCAATTGTTCCAACGCCTTTACATCTGACAAGCATGACATCTTCATCAATGTAAATTCCAGCAGCTTGACCAGCTGTTTTGATTCCTTCACAGTCATATGCAAAAGATCCATCTGAACTTGAACTGAATTTAATACCACCACCGACTGTTGAATTTGATCGTGCTGTTCCTGTGCATCCAAAAAGTCCCACATTTGCTGCATGAACATAAATTCCACGTCCTTCAGTTGTGCTTGCAGACATATCTGCTTGACCTTCACAATACTTTGCAACGATAGAAGCAATAGAAATATAAATGCCCATTGATGTGCCGCCACTTGTCACAGAATTATAACCACGCAATCTGTGATATTCAGCACCACCTGATCCGTTCATCTGCATATAATGAGTGTATGAACTTGCAAAAGTTGCTTCTGCATAATCAGCAACATCACCGTCCCATGCTGCTTGTGCTGCTACTGGTCTAGAAGAATAATGATCATCCCCTGGTTTCGGCCATCCTATATATTTTGTAGCTGCATCATTTAATTGTGTGATACTTGATGTGTATGCTTTTGATGTTCTTCTAATCCAGACATTATTGCCAGCACCAAAGTTTGTTTTGAATGTATTAAATGCACCAACTCCACCAGGAGCAGGAGCTTGAACATAACTGGTACCATCTCCATTATTAGATGCTGACTGATCAACATATTGATTCGCCATTGTTTAGCTCCATTCAACTGTTATGTCATTGGCGAAATTATCACGGGAATAAACACCTTCAACCACAGTTTCACGTATCCAGATCCCGTATATATCTGTGTCTGCTAAAGCTCCGATCTGCAAAGCATCGTCATAGGTATCAGGTGCAGAGAAAGCAACAGCACCGGGAGTTGTTTCTTCGGTTGCTGGATTTTCAAACTGCAATGTGCTTGGTGCATCAAGACCAAGATCCATTTCAGGCAACACTTCAACTGTGTCACCAATATCCCATGCTTGTGCAGTGAAATCACGAAGTCCACCAGTTGCGTCTGCTGAATAGCAAGTGTTTCCACTTCTGAAAAAGACATATCGACAATCATCTTTTGTGACGTTTTTAATCCAGAATGATCTTTCAGGGAATGAACTTCCATCAGTCAAATCAAAATTATCTGCTGCAATTGTTACAGCATCAACTAAGGTTGTTTGAACTCCGTCACCTTCAGCTGCTTTGATGTAAGCTCTGACATCGTTCATAGTGTCAGCACCATCTTCATTTTTAACTACAACAAGATGGAATCTTTCTTTGCCACTGCCAGCAGTTTCATATCCTTCAAAGTCTGGGATCACTTCACCAACTGGATTTGTTAATGCAAGAACGTCATTCTGATCACTTCCCGGTAAACTTGCATAGGTCACTGTGACAATCAAGAACTTTTCTCTGCTTGCAGAAAACAGTTCATAAACTCCATCGCCAGCTGAAACGTCAACGAGTTCACCATCACCAGAATCTCCCGGTGCTTTCCACGATAAACTATCATCTGACAGATCATAATACAGTGTGCCAGATCCGACTTCGTTTGCAAAGCCAGCATTGTTGATGACAACGCCTGTGACGTTTGTTGGAGTTGTTATGTCCATGCCGGGAATTTCATCCGTTGTTCTCCAGTTACCACCAAAGAACAGTTTGAATGTGTCTGTCACAGCAGGAGTTGCTGGAAGAACTTTTGCAAGCTGAAGTTCATCATCAACTGCAACAAAGTCTTTGACATGAAAATATATTCCACGCAAAGCAGCTGTAGTTGTGTTTGCTTCAAATCTTCCAATTGCTCCATTCCAAGCATCATCTGCTTGTGTTAATGCAGCACATTGAATTGCCAGTGTGCTATTTGTTCCGTCACTTGTAAGAACAGCAGATGCTTGACCGTCTGCTGAATTAATCTTCAAAGGATAATACCACTTCAATTTGTCTGCTGTTGGAATTGCCATTTTATAATTCTCCTATATCGAAATTGTTAAAGTTAAATTCGGTGATGTTCCTGACAAACTTGCATCAGTTGGAATTGGCGGCAATCCTTCGATGAAAAACGACCAAGCATCACCAGCACTTTCTTTTCCTTCATTTGTCACTGCTTCAATATTAAATATTCCTTGATAGCCGTCATCATCAATCAAATTTTTTGCTGACTGTGCTTTGAACAATGGAAGTTCATCGTCAGCATCATGTGATTGAATCCAAATATCATCAAGATAGATTCTGTAAAAGTTTGCAGTTGTGATTGATGACCAATAAAACCACGGTCTACGGATTAGCGGAAGATACTTTGAATTGACAACTTCATCTTCATTTGCTTCATGGATTTCAATTGCATACAGATTAGCAAGATTGACAATCACAGTTCTTGCTGTTACGTCACCAAATTGCAGCGGTCCAAATATTGATAATCCGTTCAAGAAAACATAAGCAACTTTACCAACAGATCCATTCCATGCAATTTCTGCAATTCGATCATTCAATATTGTTAAGTCATAAGTATCAATAATCATTATCTATTCCTCTGGAGCAGCTTGCACTTCAACTGGTATTGATTCACTTGCACCAAATAATCCCGTAACATTCAGATTGGTGCTGCCAATTGTTCTTCCGATTATATTTATCAATGGTCCCTGTGTTGATACTTCAACAAGTCCATTTACATCATACCAAAATACTTGATTCGGCGTGAGTCCAGCGTAATATGTCAAAGGTATTTTTTCACCAACATAAATTTTAATTGAACCTAATCGTTTGCCTTCGTAATTTCTGATATGAGGATTTGCAATAAACAACATTGATTCCCTGCGATAATCAGAATCATATAACTCACAATGATATGCTCCAAACTTATCCTTGTTGGAAGATGCTTTCAATTTTACTTCTTCATCATTATCAGCATTTTGAGTAATTTTAATAGCATCAGTATCCAATGGAAGTTTTAACACCACTTGATTGAAATATGGAATCCTGCCACCCCAGATCATTATCTTTGCTTCTTCGCCGGACAATAACAACTGTTCACCTTCATAAAGATCAAGTTCAAAGAATGCTTGTGGATGCTGAATTAAATCAATGTATGATGGCAAATCTATTTTAGATGCCACTTTCATAATTCCCTTATTTTTTGGAGTTGCATCACGCACCAAGCCGAGTTCCTTTCACTGTAATTGTCATGGCAGTTATCGTATTGACAGCACGCACATCACCAGACTCATAGGTATATTGCGTGCTTTGCTTTGCTATTAAATACAAATAACCATCTTCATCAATTTTGCTTTTATCAAGTTCACCCAATTGAATATTATAATAAGCATCGTTGGTGCATGGAGCACCTGCCTTAAGAAAAGCAACATTTTTTATTGAACCGCCAACAGCATTATAATTGTTCTCATTTGCTTCGGGGGGCCATTGATCTTTACCGTTTCCCCAATAATGAATTGACATGTCCGGTTCACCCGGAGGTATTGGATTATTGCTTGCATCTGGAAAAACATTGTTGCCTACTCTTGAACCACGCATATAAATATTATTAATTGCAGCATCATCTTCAAGATTTAATTTCCCAATGTTAATTCTTAAAATCGTTCTAAGCTCATGCGGATAATCCCAAGAAGGTTCTTCTCGCTCAAAAAAAAGATTATTAGCTTTAAGTCCGAGCGGAACATTTGTGAACACATTAATTGTATAACGTCCCTTTTTATCAAATTGTTTAGAGTAAAGAATTTCCGCTTTGTCACCATGAAATTTGACAACATGCAATCCGGTTATTTGTCCTTTATCATCTAAAAAATTTGCATCACGATAATCCGTATTATAATTTGTATAATTACCAAACGGAGTCATCATCGGACTTTTAGGCAAAAGCATAATTAATTTATTTGTGGAGCTTGGCAATATAAATGTTTCGCCAGTGGTGCTTGATGAAATAGAAATATTTAATCCATCCTTGTATGTTTCTTCGATGTATTCTTTTGAAAAGCCTATTATATTTCTAAGCCGAACAAATGAAGTTGTAATTAATTGATTGCCTTTGACAACTGCTGAATTATAATCCCAAGTGCCAGTATCAAATATATCATCCAGAATATCTGTTAACCCGGTAACTTTATCGTAATGAACACCTTTATAAATCCAAAAGTCATCTTCTTTTTCGTAATCGCCATCAAAAGATCGTTTTGCAATTATCAATTCAATTCGTGCAACTCCATTAGAACAAAATACAAGTGCATATAACGATCCACTTTTAATAAACACAATACTTCCGAATATATTTTGAATTGCAGTAATACTACCACTTCCGATATTAGCATCTATTTCATAAATATCATTACCAAGATCATCAACATAAATGACAATCGGTTTTCCATTTGCTGAATACTTTCTGATTGTGTTTCCAAACGCAACAAAAAATTGATTTGATATTCCTGAAGTATGACCGATTGCTGTTGCTCCATCAATTCGATCATAAAATTCATTATGCAAATAAAATTCACATAATAGGTTTTCAGGCTTTTCAACTTTATTGTTATCCGATGCTGTGCTTAATGGAAATAAAGCACCTAAAATATTCCAGATCAGTATCTTTGAACTTGTTAAACAAGCAATTGTCAATTTCGGACGCATTGTGTTCATCTGTTCATCATATCTAAATTGACTTGCATTCATCAAGGAAGAAAGACTGCTTGCACCACCAATCATATGATTTCCCATATCATCTTCATTGGGTGTTCCACCGCCACATAAATTCAAGAAAGCACCAGAATCTTTTGGATCTGCTTTTGATTCAACAAATCCTTTTGCAAGATCAGAATATTGATCTGAACAATGATGCAAATATCCTTTCTGTGCAAACGAGTTCAAACCAGTTGATGGATTGTATGACTTTTTCCAACACTTAGGAGGATCTTCTCCCGGCTCAGGAGTCCAATCGTCATAATCTGGATCATCCTTATGCGGTTCTGTTTGTCTGTAAATGAACCATTCCCACGGATTAAGATTTGCAATTGTTCTGATCGAATTAATCAACAATGCAACTTGTTCAATGTCACCACATCTTCTTTTAATGTTGATCTGTGAAAGCACGCCAGTTTCTTCATCTGCTTGAAGTCTAATTGTAAAATTATCATTAGGATTTCTAGGCTCAAAAACCTTGTATGGTGTTCCCATTATGTATCAAATTTCTCCCAGTCACCACCACCACCGCTTGATTTCATAAGCAAAGCGTATTTATCACCTGCTTCATTTTCGCCAAGATATTCAATAACATCAAATTCAGATCCAACGTGTGAAAATTCAAGCTGTGAATTTCTCACGCCAACTGTTGATCCAGATGAAACTGCTAGATTCACACGACCCATGAACATCCTATCAGTTGGAGCAGCACATCCAATGTCAAGATAGTTGACAGATTCACCACCAAGATTCACATAAACAACTGGTGGTGCATCAACGTCTGATTGTTTTAATTTGAAATATCCATCATCATCATAGCCATTGTCTGGAATCAAAGCACAGCCAACGCCAATCGCTTCAGGTGTTTGATTTGCATATTGCAATCCGGGCTTTTTGTTGTTGAATTTGACAATTGCTCTGTGCGGAGTTTCATCCCATTCCTCTAATGGTGCATATGGATCTTCTTCCCAAATGATGCTTAACAATCCATGTGGATTTGGAATGCAATAAACTGTATTGTGTTTATCTTCGCCACTTTCAGGGTCATAATCGGGATCGTGATAAATATCTATTTCTGAAAATGAAGTCTTGAACCATCTGACAATATTGATTAATGCAAATCCGTCAATATATGCAAAGCCAACTTCATTAGCAACCAAGTTGTCAGTTGTGATCCCAATGTTTCCAAAATCTCTTGGCAATGCACGTCTGCCTACCATTGTTCTGCTGCCTTGTATTCTCACAAAGTCAGTATCAAATGATTCAACAATTCCAATTGCAGAATTTGCTGGCAATATTTCATTCAATGGAATATCAACTGAATTTGATATTTCTATTCTATGATTTGGCTCAACAAACATTGAATCAATTTGAGCAGGATTTAACATTGCTCCATCCGGAGTATTTACCATTTGCAAGCCCGGACCAGTTTTCATATTGTTCAATTGATTAACACTTTCAACAATTTTATTATAATCAATTGCTCTTGGTCTGCGTTTGATCTTTTCTATTCGTTTGAATGCCATTATATTATGCCCAATAATCCGAGCTTGTCACCGCCCAAGCCCAAAGCTCCAAGATTTCCGTATTCATAAACTTGTGCAACGTGTGCTGATTTTACAAAGTATTCTCTGGTATGAACCGTTTTCCCTTCAATAACCGCTGTCTTGTCAATAAAACTTTGCCTTAACCAAACGTATTCCCAGCCTTCTTTGTCATATGTAGCAGTGTCAAATTCATTACCTTTTACTGGAACTAATTTCAATACTTTAATTTCTTGTCCAGTAATATTCGGAGCAATTAAAAAGTTGTAGGTAATTCTCCACGCTTTACCCTGTCTACGTGCTGCATTTGCACCATTGAAAAGAACTTCACCTTTTGCCCAACCTTTGAAATTTGCTTGATTTACTTTACCAGTCAATTCAAGAATCTGTCTCCACATTTCAACACTGATTGAATTGACTGATCTTGTTTCACGATATGAAGCAGTTGGTATAATTACATCAACGCCAGATATACTTCCGTCTGGTTGTAAACCTATCACTTTACTTTTCTTTGAATCTTCAGATTCTGGTTCTGGAAAATTTTGCTGTGTATACGCTTCGTTGATATGCAGCGGTTCTGTGCCAACATCAAATTGATAATTCTGCAAATTTCCTTCTTCATATTGGACATTTTCATATGTAACAATAAGTTGAACAACTCCATTATCTTTCACACCAGTTGAATTTACAACCTTCAAAGTTCTGTCCACAGCAACAAGATTTGTTCCGTATAAATCACCAAGCTGTGGACCAAATGGTTCACACTCAATCGGATCGTCAAGATGTTTAATAAAAAATATTCTGACAAATTGTGTCCCACGATCAAATGTTTGGATATAATTTCTGCTTGTGACTTGCTCTTCAATAATTGGCTCAGTCATTATTCTTGGCTTCCTTCCTGCTTTACTATATTTACAAATCCTTGTAATTGACCCATTATCTCTGCTAATGCGTCATTTGTTTTTGCAGTATTGTCTGCTATTCTACCAACAACACCTTCTTGAGCAATTTCACCAGTTCTTGCAAATGCAAAAGTTCCTTGTGTATCCCATAGAGCATCTTTTTTCGCACTTGTCCAAGTGGCTTTAACCGTTTCACGTTGATTCAAAGCCAATTCTGGATTATCAATTTTTAATCCAAGTTTAATCGCCTTGTTTAACAATGATTGAGATTCACGAGCGAATTTCTTCAAACTCTTGCCATACATTTCAGATTTAAGAGCAGCTTCAATTTTTGCATTTTTCTTTGCCGCTTCTTTATCACGTTTTTCTTTTTTCGCTTCCTGATCTTTGGCATACTTTTCTTGAATCTTAGCTATTTCAGAATATTGTTTTTCAAACTCTGCTTTGTCCAGACCAAGTATTTGCGACACATCAAAACCAGCACCGGCTGCATCTTCAAGTAATCCCATAAGCTGCTGTTGCATGGTTGCTTTGTTACCAGTCAATTCAACTTCAAAGCCAGTTGCTCCAGCAAGTCTGTTTGCAACTTCTTGTTGCCATTGTTTTTGACTTACTACTTTTCCACTTTCAGGTGACACTGTTCTTTGACCAGTTTGCTGGATTCCTGTTTCTTCAAGTGCTTTTTTGAAGTCAGTATCAGATGCAACTTTTGCCATGTCTGCAACGATCTTGTCCATAAGCCCTTGAGATATTGCAGCAGTGTTTCTTCCTTCAACATCTTTTCTTGTCTGATCAGATAATTTACTTTTCCAGTCAGCACCATATCGTTCAGCAATTGGTTTTTCAGCAGCATCAAAACTTGCTTGTTCTGCAAGTTTCTTTTGCATCTTCTCCACTTCATCAGTTGTTTCTTTGATCATTCGTTTGATTTCACTGAATGATGCTGTTGCTCCGCTTGTGATCGCTCCAAATGCTGCTGCTAAAGCTGCAACAGCTTTTATTGCCAATCCCCAAACGCCACCAGTGAAGATCATTGTAAATGCTTTCAAAGCCAATCCAGCTGCAATCAATGCCATGCCAAGTTTCAAAACAAACATGACAAGAGTGCCGATTTGTTTGATCACTTTAGGATTTTTTGAAATCCATTCTTTAAGAGCTTTGATCCAGACTAATGCTTTTTTAATAAATTCACCGACAGCTGGAACTAAAGCATCACCAATTTCAACAGCAACCGCAATTAAACTTTGCTTCAATTGATTCATTTGAAATACAAGTGTGTCTGACATCTTGCCAAATGCTTCTTGAGTTGCACCAGCTGATTCATACATCTTTCCCAAGTCTTTAGTATAGCCAGCAACATCTTGCAGCACAGCAGCAACTCCACGAACCGCTTGCACGTTTGGAAATATCTTTGCTAAATCTTCGGGTGATGCTCCTTTCAATCTATTTAATACGCCAACAAATCCTTCAGTTTTCAATGTTGCTGTATTCATTTCAAAGCCATATTTCTTTGCAGCTTTGGAAGCATCATCGGTCGGCTTCATAAATGATGATAGAATTGCATTCAACGATGAAACAGCAATTTCTGTTCTGACACCATTTCTGGTCATTGTTGCAAGTGCAGCACCCATTTCCTCAAGTGGAAGTCCAGCCACTGAAGCAGTTGAAGCAACCATACCAATGCTAGGTGCAAGCTGTGCAAAGGTTGTTTTTCCACGAGCAACAATTGAAAACAGAACATCTGAAACTTGTCCTGCTTTATCAGCTGACATTTGATATGAATTTAAGATTGTTGTGATTGCATCAGCGGACACACCTGTTGAAGTTAATCCAGCAGCAGCACCTTTTGCAGCAACTTCAAGAACGCCCATTGCTTTTGAGGGATCAACACTTGCTGACAAAATATCATACAAACCTTGTGAAAGTGTTGCTGTTGATTCGCCTAATTCCATAGACATTTTAGAAATGCCTTCAGAGAATTTTGGCAAGAATTCTTTTGAAGCAGCGGCATCAAGCATTGTGTTGACAATTGCCATTTGCTTGCCAAAGTCAGCTGCAAGTTTTACGCTTAATGCAAGCGGTGCAACCATAACTGTGCCAACTTTGACCATTGACTTGCCAACTTTGGTGATGTCTGCTGCAAACTTTTGAACACGTTTTCTTGCCCCACCAAGTTTTTTCTTTAATGCAGCATCACGAGCCGTTATTTCAACATATGCCTCACCAGCTTTGACTGCTCCGCTGTCACCTGCCATTTTATTTCTCCGTAAACTTTTTCACATACTCTTTCCACTGCTGGATACTTTCAATTCGCATCGAGCCTTTTTTTCTTTTATTGCCTTTCAATTCAATGAATGGATTAAAATCTTCTGGCAACATTTTCTTTTTACCCCATTGATTATGAATCAAAGCAGCAAGCAAAGAAAATTTATCCCATTCTGCTTTTTGACGACCTTTCCACATCCATTGAAGTTCACGCAATGATAATGGATTTGGATTGACACCAATGACTCCAGCAAGCTCAAAGATGTCTTTCCAAGTTACAAAGGGGCTTCGTCACCTTTTACAGTTTCAGCTTTTGCTTTTGATGCTTCACTTGGTTCTGGGAAGAAACTCACAAGAGCATTCAAAGCACATTGCATTGCTTGCAAGATTTGATCTGATTCAATTGCTTCACAGAAATCATCAAGTGAAAGCCCATGTTTTTCAACTCCACAACTTTCATAAAGAAAGATTGCAAGATGTCCAACATTACCCCAAACAGGCACAGACATTTCAATGATTCGATTGCTTGCTTCTGTGAAAGAATCAATTTCTATGCCAGCATTCTTTTCTTCAAAGTCTGCTGCTGCTGTCATTCCTTTGACAAATGCTTCAATTGTGCCAACGCCAGTCCGATCTTCAAATCTTCTGATCGTATTGACAGTGACTTTCGGCAACCATTTACGACCTTTTGCATCAGTAAAATCCATCATAATAAATCCTCCGGTATTTGTTTTTCATTAATCACTAGCTTGAAGGTGAAATTTCTTCAGGGATTCCACGAATTCTAAAAGTGGTGCTGAAAGTAACAGCATCATTCAATGGTTCTCCACGAGAGAATTCAGTAACAGCAACATCAGACTTCCAGCCGTAACCATCACGGTCAAGAAATTCAACATCTTCAATGACAGTGCCAGCCATAAAAGCTGCTTGCACCGCTGCGATAATTCCAGCAGTGTCATTTGGTCTGTCATTCAATAAAGTAAAAGTGATTGTTCCTTCAGCAAGACCAGCAATAAAAGATTTCCAACCTACATTTGCTCTTGTAGTATCTTCAATTTCATCACGAGTCATTGAAACATCGACATCTTGGGCAATACCTACTTCAGTACCACCGATCTTTAATACGCAATCAAAACCTGCCATTCCAGCCATTGTCATTCTCCTTATAAAAGTGCTACATTATTTTGATATGTTTATTCACCATGCCGATTGAATTGAACCAGCCCACACGACCGTCATTCAAACGAACTTTATACCATATAGTTCTTGCAGCATTGTTTGTTCTTCTGATTTCTAATATCTCAAATTTTGGGTCTTTCACGTTTTCAATTGATTGATCTTGTTTCAAACCACAAAACAGTTCATCACGATGCACAGGCATCAACTGCAATGATGCAGCAATCGTGTATTTCTTTCCTGGTGTTAATTGAAAGTATTTCATTGCCATAATATTTTACCTTTTCAAATTTTCAAAGCTCTTGCTGTTAGTCTGATTAATCTACCAGGAAAAGTATTTACACCACCAACATCCATCGGTGATCCTGCTATACAACCCCAATTCGTATATCCTTCAGCCGTCATAATAGAATCAAAATGTGCTCGGTGTAAATACTCCCAAAGCTGCATTGATAATAAATCCAAATCCTTCATTGACTGTTCTTTGTCATCATAGATATTTACATCAACAGCAAACTCAGACCCGATATTTTTTCTAGTGCCAAAATCAGCACCGCCATGTGAGCTAATAAATATTGCAGGATATTCAGCATCATCTGGAATCTTAAAGCCAGTAAATATTGCAGGTGCTGCAACTCCGCTTGTAAACTCGTATGTTGCAAGTTGACTTGTAATTGAAGTGTTCATCAAAATAAATTGTTGTATAACTTTTTTAATCATTTTTTTGTCTTTCTGCTATTCAAATTTCTACCTGCTGAAGTCCCATCTAAATCCATTCCCTTGAAAAATTTTGGGAAATTCTTTCTTGCACTTGTTAATGCTGGTCCCATAAATGGTCGTGCTGGAAGATGAATTACTTTTTTTGTAGTTACTTTTATGATCGCACCAAACTCTTGATATTTCCCATAAAATGCCATACGAGTCGGACCGACAAGAACCGAAGCAGCACCATTCACTGCTGTCTTAATGCTGCTACGTAAATGATTGCTTTGAATATTTGGTGGTGTTCCTGGTTCACTTGGTTTTCCAACTTTACCCTGTCCACGCCTGCCACTTTTCATACTGCTTTTGGCTTCACGCTCAACAGCAGCACCGCATTGGACAAGCGGCTTTATTGTTGATTGCTCAACAGCTTTTCGGACACCTTTTTCATCCAACCAGAATTTGCCTTTTGCTTCGATCATGTTATTGGATTCTCAATCTTTTCTAAAAGTAAAGTCTTTGTCAATGCACCTGGCACACTTTCAACTGCCGTCACTCGATAAAAATTGCTCACTGTATATTGTTCAGATGCTTCAATGATTGCTGCTTCTGCCACCGCATCTGTGGCTGTTTTTGTTATCGGTTTATTTATCTTTTCAAGTGTCAATCTCTTTGTGAGTCCACCTTTCAAAAATTCAACTGCTGTGACTCGATAAAAGTTTTCAATTTGTTCATCAGATGTCACTTCAAACAATATCGGATCCGTTGTTCCTATTGATGATCCAGAATCATTTATTGATTTGCAATATGCCCAATAAACACCTGCTTCAAGTGTGACTGTTGCTTTGCCAGTTACGTTATCAAAGACAGCTGATGGAGTTGTTAACCATGAACCACCATCTTCTTTGACATATAAATTGTTCACTGTGCCAGCGTCATAGCCTGTCAATGTAGCTTCAACAGTTGGTGCTTCATTACTTGATGGAATCGTCATAGTCGGTGCTGATGGAGTTCCACTTCCACCGCCAATGTCATATCCGATAGGTGCAATTATTACAGGCATTATGGGTCCACCAGTTGAGTCCGACCAGCCGGAGTTGTTTCATTGTATTGTGTCTTATTAATTACAGATCCATCTTTGTTCAATGCTTTGTGTTCTTTCAATGGAGTGGAATCATCATCATCAAGTGTGACAATTGTTTCATTGTCAACGTCATACGCTTCTGATCCTGTCATCAGCTTTCTTGTTAATGTCACAATTGCATTGATCAAGTTTTGATTTGTCACAGTTGCAGGATCAGCTGGCAAATTATCAGTCTTTGCTTTGATTGCAGTTGTCAATGCACCAAGAGCAATAAGCAATGCTTCATTTTGATCAACCTCTGCAATGACAGCAATTCTATTTGCAGTTGCATTTGCTTCTGTAGCTATCCCAGATATGTCAGCAGGATTCCAACTGCCAGCATTATGTGAACCTGTTAATTGTGCATCAACAGCAGCAGCCGTGATGTCATTCAAACTATCAAGTGTCTGTTTTGTTCCTGCAATCGTGAAGTCAGCCTTATCTGTCAAAGAGCGTGTGACGTATGCCCATATATCTGCAACTAAAGTGCCAACGCCTGTAAGTGTTCTTGTTCCTGCACTCCAGACAGCCGAGGTTACGTCCACAACTAATGTTCCGAATGAGGTTAGTGTTCTACTACCTACAGCCCAAACATCAGCTGCTGAATGACTTGATCTTGTTGAAACAGCTACATCAAGATTTGTGTCAACAGTTGATTTTATAGAATCAGTATCAAGAATGATATTCTCTAACAACTCGCTTCCTTCGCCGCCTTTATATCTATCAAAGTTTGATAACGAAACTCCACCATCAACTGAAAAATAATATTGCCCATTGTCAGGAGCATTATATTGGTATTTATAAAATACTTCAAAAGTGGCTGCATCATTAACCTCGGTCATTGCTGCACCATCGACCACTTTGACATTATCAGATATTCGCCAGCCTGATATTGTTGGAGTCAATCCTTTTTCTGGTATTCCATTTTTATAAAAGAATGCTGTTATCCACATTTTGACTCACCTTTTTGGATTTCCATAATTTGCTTTCTTATTCCATCTGCATTTTGCTGCACTGTTTTTGCTCGCATTTCAAGTTGACCTATCTCAAAAACACAATCAGCAAATGCTGCTTTTAATTCTAGTAATTTCTGTTTTTCATCTGACATAATTTTATCCCTCCGAATTAAACTTCTATAATATCCTCTGCGTCAGCAAACCAATTTGCCTCGTAATCTTCTGTTAATTTATTGCCGTTGCCGTCCAATTGAATTTCACCGTCAACAACAACATACCGTTGTTGTATATTACTTTTCTTCCAATTAGCATACAGTTTGCTTGTCAAGTCGGATACCGTTCCACTTAATAATTCAGCAAGCATAGCTGACTGCTCTAGCGGTGAATCATCTGGAAACAAATCATTAATTCCAATCGTTTTTATTTCCCGTTCAATTCTATTTTTATCACCGCCTTGCCGTGCAGCCAAATCTTTGAATAATCCTAACTCGGAAATAATTGTATAATTCATCGAATTTAGGGTGAAACTTATTATTTTCCAGTATTCACCAACATAATTTTTATAAATGTATTCTTTTCTCAGAGCCATTTTATTTATCCTATACAATGTTAGTTATTATGCCACCTGTGACTGTTACCGTTTTGCCATCCGTTGTTGTGAAATTACCAGTTGCTCCTGCTGCTGCACCTATTCTAAAAAGAGTTGAAGAACTCACATCTCCAACAACATCAAGCGGATAAGCTGGAGCATTTTTGTTGATTCCTATGCGACTTGTTCCAGCATCTAAAAAGAAACAATTGGCATTGGTATCGCTTTCAATTCTAAAATCAGTATCGAAACCAAGATTGTTAAAAACGATTTCAGCGGTTGCTTTTTCAACAATAAAATCCCAAGTCGTTCCTGTATAAACTATAGACACATCATTGCCTAATCCCAACCGGAATTTAGTATTGTCCTGTGGAATATCAACGTATCCTGATGTAAGGAATAAATCTATCTGGTTTATTCCCATAGCAAAACTATTCAAGGTCGCATTGGTTATACTCTTGCCGATTGCTAAGGCATAGGATGCTCCATAACTTACTTCATTGTTATAGCCTATCGCTAAACTAGCCCAGCCTTTTGCCCGTGGTCCATCACCAAAACCTTGACTGGGACCAATTGCAGTTGCATAATTCGCCTCTGCAAGAGCGTCAAATCCAATCGCTACTGAACTATAACCTTGTGCAGATGCTCGATCGCCAATCGCAACCGCTGCCGGTTGCAACGCCTCAGAGTTGGTTCCGAGTGAAACTGAATAGTGAGCTACCGCATTCACACCAAACCCCAGACCAACAGATCCATGTCCTTGTGCTCTCGCAGCATAACCCATAGCGACACTAAAATTACCAGATGCGACTGTAGCTTGTGCTGGCATTATTTGATAACCACCAGCAGCAAAGGATGATATACCTGAAGCAATCGACCTATCGCCAAAAGCTGCGGAATAATTGCCACTAGCCTCACAGTCATAGCCCATCGGTAAAGCATAATTACCTATAGGAGATGTATTGCTAACACTTTGAAGGATTCCAAATCTCAAACTCTGAATTTCTTGTATCGCTATTTCTGCTTCTGTTAACTCATAAACCTCAAATCTATAAATGTTCAAAGTTCCACCAAAACCGCCAAAATCCTCTAACTTTGGACCAGTCGCCGCTGTCGCTTGAAAGTATGCTACATCTTCTGCAAAACCTGATAATACTCCAGCACCCCAAGTAATATCCCATCCACCGACGCTTAATTTAGGAGCCATAAAACTTATGACCTCAATCTTGTAATCAACTTTATACCATTTCCCAATAGTTAAGGTGGTTCCGTATTGTGTTAAAGCTGTGAATGCTGTCGTTGTCTGAACGTAATTATCTGGTCCAGATATAGGCGTCCATGCACTTGAAGCATCGGTCCAGCCTGTTTCACCATTGTCAAATTCACCGTTAACAACAGTAGACGATTCCGCTATGCCAGCAATTAACTTCTCATAAACGGTTAAATTTTGAACATCACTATCACCGATATTGGTAAGATCAAACCCCTGCCAATCTTTATCGGCATCTATTATTAATGCAGAAACTAATCCTGAAAATGACGTATTATCTAATAACATTTTATATTCCAATTACATTAAGTGTAAAAGCCATCCAACTAAAGCAATAACAATTGTGACAATCATTCCGACTGAAAACCTGCTTGTTTCTTTTGAGTCTGCAAGTGCTTGATGTTTTTCAGCACAAACCTCTTTGTGTGCTGTTAGTTTCTCTGACACTTCTGTTGATTTGGTTTTTGCTTCATCAGATTTTACAAACAATCTTTCAAAATACTTGCTTGCTTTTTCTGTAAAATCTTTTTGTGACTCTTTGATTTCTTCAACATTTTCAGCAACAGCTTTTGCAGATTCTTTTTGAACATTGACATGACCTTCAACTTTCGCTTCAAAAGTATCCATTCTGCCTTCCAATCTAATTATTTTATTCTCATTGCTTTGAGGTGTTGGCTCAGTCATTCTTTATTTCCTTCTTGAGTTCTGCATTTTCTTTTTTCAATTCAATATTTTCTTTCAATGCCAAAACCAACAAACGCAAATCTTTCAGATGAAGTGCAGCATATCCACCAAGATTCATCTTTCCTGCAAAGTCAGTTCCACCAACTGTGACATTGATCTTCTTGTTTGTTGCAATGATCAGACTACCGTTTGACTCCTCCGGAAACTTTGCAATTGAACTGTATACCACACGATCTTTCACCCCGATCAAGCAACCAGTCATGCTGCTGCAAAACAGAATCAGCATCAGGAGCAATGTCACTCGGATCAAGTGTTGCATTGTCAGGTTCTTCAACTGAAACAGTGGCTGATGTTGTAAGCATTTTTGATAATACATTTGATATGATCTCCGCAATAAATTTGAAAACAGGTGCAAGTGCAGCCCACATAATTATTCTCCGTTACCGTTTGGTGGAGTCACATTCTTTGTCATTTCAATTTCAGCTGCTGCACGTTTGACATCGGCTCTAGTTTTCATGTATCCAAGATCAGTCAGAGTTTTGCCAGCAAAAGCAATTGCTGCCATGATACCACCAACCCAAGTTGCTGCTGCTGTGCCTTCAACTATACCAGTGATCTGTGCAGAAAAAGCAATGACAACACCAATGATCATAATGACGATTGCAAACCAACCGTGTGCTTTTGCAGTTGCAAACTCACTTGTTTTGATTCCATCTTTGAAAACTTCTTTTAATTCCATTGTAAAATCCTCCGAGTTAATATTTCAATTCACGTATGCTGATGACATCATCAACATCTATATCCTCATTGATAAATACTTCATCAATAGAAATGACAGCTTTGTTGATTAGCATGTTTCCAAAAAACGCAACTGGCACGCCAAGAACTTCATCATATCCACCCTGACCGTCATCAACTTTTTCAATCCTATACCGATAGTATGTTGTTTTCATTTTATCTGATCCTTAAATCAAAGCTGTATGGTCGGAGTTTCTTCATAATCTTTGCTGTGAAAAACTGTTCATAATCAAGATTGTTTGAACTGCCATTTGGTCTGTTCCAATATGCTTCATAAACAAGATCAAGCAAGACTTGTTTCAGCCCAGCAGGACAATCAGTTCCATCTGTATTGTAGCCAGCTCCATAGGTTACTTTCCAGCGTTTTGTGCCAGATCCAAATGAATCATATGTGCTGTTGCATTTGAACTCTATCCGCATTTCAGTATGGATAAAATCTTCAGTCAATTCGGTATCGTCATAATTATCTTCAATCTTTGTAACTGAATTAATCGGAAGTAATTGTGGGCGTAAAGATTTATTGCCACCATCGCAATTTGCAATAGCAGTGTCATCACCATCATGAAAATATATTCCAGTTTTCTGTGCAATGAAGTTCTGCATTGATTCAATGATAATTGTCACCAAAGTATCTTCCGATGGTGCTATTATCTGCAAGAACTGTTTTGTTGTTGTAAGATCAACGATCATTATTTTCACCTATTGTTTGAATTTCATTGACGTTTCCAATAATCACAAGCATTTTGCACGCTTCAAGTTTTCTTGCTTGTGAATAACCCATCATATCCTGATCACCTTTGAATCTTCTGAATAGTCCTTCAGATGTTGATATTGCACCTTCTGTCAGCCATTTAATCAAAACTTTCTTCATTACCAATATTGTCCTACGCCATTAGTTCCAAAATGCAGCACATTATTTGAATCTGGTGCTGGTGCAGATTTCACTTCAGGAAATTTCTTTTGAACCTCTTTCCACCATCTTGAATCTTCTTTCCTGTTTTCTCTGAACTTCACTTCATCCCAAATCCACTTCGGGAATGCCATGTTGCATCCCATGATTGCAGCTGTTCCATTTTCAAATCCTCTGTGTCCTATTCTACTGCAATTTGAAAGCATCTTCAGCTGATCATAAGTGTCAACAGCTTCTGGAATCAGTTTGATTTCAGGAATAAAATATCTGGGTCCAACAAAGACTTTCTTCATCTGATCTTTGCTGATGAATACAGAATCAACATATACTTGACAATGGATACTAGCACCCATTTTCCAGCCAACATATGACCATTTATTGAGCTTGCCAGAATAAATATCTCTGTATGTTTCAATGAAATTCTTTGGGAATGTGCAATCAGCGTCAATCGTCACAATTATATCAATATCTCTGCAATGCTCTTGTATGGCATTGTTAATTGCAATGCCACGTGAATATGCGTTTGGGTGAAGATCGTGACGGGAAACGTGTATATTATCGCTCTGGTCAAAGGCTGGTGATATGTCCATACTGTCAAGAGCAACAATAACTTTGTCAGCTTTGACAGTCTGATTTCTAAGTGCATGAATGATCTTTGACCACTCTGCATATTGTTTGTGAAATGCGATAATCAAAGCAATTTTCATTTTTCTATTCTTTCAAATACCATCACGTTTTTCCAATACCACCATTGCACGTTGGATTCTTTCCAAGATTTTCTAAGATTTTCAGTCATGCTTTTCTTGAAGGTCAATCCCTTGCTTTCAATCTTGTCAATCCAATATTGATGTGGTTTTTCATTGACATGATTGTTGCCACCTTGATTCGGAACAGCACCAGAAAAAATCAACCATTTTCCAGCAATGTCAAGAATGTTGTCAATTGCAACATCTTCAAATTCAGCATCAATATGTTCAATTACCTCAAGGCAGAATGCAAGTTCTGCTGGCTGACATCCAATATTGTTTTTCAAATTTGCAATCCTAATGTTTTTAGGATCATAAGCAAAATCTTTTGAGTGTTCAGAAGCATCAATGCCATAGACTTCAACGCCAACATTGTTAAATTCGTTCAAGTGATTGCAAGGACCGCAACCAATATCAATGACTGTTTTTGGGTGAAACAGATCAACAATTGAATCAACCATAAAACGAGCTTGTTCAATGTGTGCTGGAAGTGCCTTGCCAGTCATCCATTCTTTGTTGTAAATATCAGATTCATTTTTCAAAGTTCACCACTCCACAAATATGATTGTTATTGCCTTGAATGATCTTCACTTTGCCATATTTCTCAAAATATTTAATTGCTGCTTCATCATTTGCCCAGCCGATCAGATGTCCATCATCAATCAGTTCACGTTTTGTTGGCATTCCACGAGGAACTGAAAAGATCAAACGATATTTTGCAACCATTTTGATTCTGTTCATTATGTTTGCGAGTTCTTCCCATGTGAAATGTTCGAGTGTTTGACAACAGACAACAGTGCCAAATGAATTTCTCCAATGCTCGCCAAGTTTAGTTACATCACCTTTCAAGAATATCTTATCTGGCATTTGCTCTTTTGCTTGCTCGATTAAATATGAACTAATATCCATTCCAACATACTGTGTTTTAGGATCAAGATATTTGCAGAAACGACCAAATGCACAGCCGATCTCAAGAACTGATCCTTTGACATTTCTGACAGCTGATGCAAACTCCATTGAACGATCTCTGAAGTCATTTTTGTCAGTGTATTTCTTGCCTTTCATGTTCCACCAGTCAAAACTATTTGCTTTCATATTCTTTCCTTATTTGTTTGTAAAGTTCATATTCTTTTGCAGCATTATGACTTCCAATTGGTGACAGTGTTCTTTCTTGTTCGTGCAGAACTTCAGGTGCTTTGTCATATTCCCAATAATGATATGGCTTTTTATACCCCCAGAAATCAAAGCCATACAAATCACAATGTTTCAATCCCACTGTTTTATGCACCCAATAAATGAATGTGATCCCTGTGCTTGGCTTATGCCCTAAAAGACTCCAAAGTTCTTGATGGATTTCTTTTTCAATGAATCTGATTCTTGTGTTCATTGGAACTTTTCTTCCGGCAAGATGTATTCTGTTCGGATCGGGCCATGTGCAATAAACTTTGTCAAATGGTCCATATTCCCATCGTTCAAGATATTCTCCACCGCATGGTGTATCGTTCAAGCAAGTCACATAGATGTTTGCTTTCTTGCCATAATCTTCTGTATGAACCGGCTTAAATCCTTGAAATCTGACAACATAATCATGGCTGTCAATTTGATTGCCGAGGCATTTACCAAATTCACCAATTCCATTTCCGACTATTGCCATAACATCAGGAAACATCAATTTTCCATTTCTGCATATTTGTATATGCTCTTTTCACGATCTCTGGAACATCCCAGTCAACTGCTGATAATATCCCGTCACCACAATCACCAATTTCACCATCCCAATTATGCCATGCTGCCATTCTTTCATTTCTTGCATTGTCATCACCATCACGCTTCAAATAAAAATCATGTTTTGCTTGCATGATCTGCTTTGGCAGACAATGACCAAGATGATAAATTCGTGCTTCAGGAATAAGCAACGCTTCTTTTTCTCTGATGCTGTGCAATCGTTTGTGATTAGCATCAACCATTGTTGGATGTTCTTTGAAGTGATATGACTTTCTTAAATACGACCAACGATAATGCGGACATGCAGAACCGCCATCTTGAAGTGGCAATCCCCAACGCCATGATCTTTTTAGCTTCGGATCGTCATGCACATATTGCTTCAGATTGTGCCAGAAATTAATCCATCTAGGACATCCGAAATCAATATCTGCTTCAATCCATTTGTCAAGACCAGTCCAGATTTCATCACCGTCAAGCAAGATGTGATAATTGCCCGACATCTGATCAAGACACCAGTTCCGCATTTGACGTTTATCATTCCATACTTTTTCAAGCATGATGATTTTATTATCGGGATCTGGAAAGTTTTTAATTCTTTCAAGTGATCCATCGTCAATATTCTGTGCATGATATGTCTTGCCATAAGCAATGACAATTTCATCAACGTATGGATAAATACTTTCTAATGATTCAGAGCAAACGCCCCAATATGCAAGCAACTGTGCTGAAATCTTTTTCTTTTTGATTGTGTGAAATCTCAAATCCTCAACAGATGATTTCATTGCTTCCATGCCAAATGTTTCAGCTTCTTTTTCTGGTTCAATCAAATTAGCATACGTTTCTTTTTCTTTGACAACCGTGTTGACAAGTTCTTTGTATGCTTCACGGTCATTCCATTTTGCATATGATATTCTACTGCCATACACTTCATGCAATACGGGCAGATCATACACAACAACTGGTGTGCCACAAGCGAGTGCTTCCATCGGCACCATGCCACATCCTTCAAATAAACTTGGAGCAAGAACAATGTCAGCATTCAGATAATATTGATACTTTGTTACATCGTTGATTTGCTCCAATATTTTATACTTATGTTTTGCAGTGTCAGCTGGAACTTTCTTTGGCTGACCGATCATCATAAGATCCATATCACAATCAAGTGCTGCGATTGCTTCAAGAGCAACGTCACCGCCTTTATATTTTGGTCCACGTGCTGACCAAACCGCATACGGTCGCAAATACGGACTGTCAAGTTTCTTTGCTTCTTCAAGCGCAAACGTATTAACGGCTGGAAGTAAAACACCAATCTCAGAAACGTCACGATTGACAAACTTTGCAAGATACTTTGCTGACTCTTTTGAATTTGCGATTAAGTAATCAGCTTGAGTGAACAATCCTGATCTGATATTTAATTGTTTTGCATAGTCTGGGCAAAATTCAGCCACCCAGTTTGGTGTTTCAAAGTTAAATATAACAAGCGGTATGTGTGGATTATCTTTCTTCCACTGAAAAGCTGCCCGACCAATTGTGCTTTTTGTATCAGTCACATACATATCAAGATCCATTGGAATTTCATCCGAGTTCCATATTCTGATCTTCAGATTTTCGTACTTCGGATAATCATTCATCCAAAGCGGATATCTGTCTGTAACAACATACACTTCAGCACCAAGTTCAGCCAGATTCAAAGCATATTGATAAAGATGCAATCTGCCACCAGAATACCATGGGCTTGTTTCTATGAAAATGCCAATTCTTTTTATTCTTGTATTCACGCCAGCTGGCTTTCCAATTCTGCCATGACTTTTATGTGACAATCTTCTGTGACCAATCTTTCCTTCTTTCAGCATTCTTTCAGCATCAGACCGAAGCATGACTTTGATTAGATCGCCAGAATTGATGGTGACTTTATCGCCATTACTATTAATTACATCTTGCTTTATCAACGATCTGTAATACATCTATTGATCCTTATCCTTGTCAGCAACTTCAATTGATGATCTTGATACAAAATTAAGATCAAATAATTCAATGACTCTGAATGAAGCAGAATCACCAAACAATTCAACTTTTGCACGATTATCTTTTAATAATACAATGATCTTTCCGTCAAAGTTTTTGCCGTTGAACATTGTCTTGACCAGATCGCCTTCTTCAAGTTCTTCAGAATCGGGATCTGATTCAAGTGGAACACCTTTCAAGACTTTTCTGGCAAGATGACAGCCAAGAATGAAACTGACTTTTCTTTGCTTCATCAATGATTTAATTTGCTTTTCGATCTTTGATGGGTTTTCATTGAAGTCAAATGAAATCAACATGACATGTTCTGCTTCTGTCAAAACTTTATACCGATCTTTGACTTTCAGCAAAGCATGTTCAATTGTCAGTTTGTCATCACCAGAATTTGGCTTTGGTGCAATGTAATTCATCAGCATTGCATAAACAGAGTTTGCTGGCATTCCTAAAAGATCAGCTGTTTCTTTGATGATTTCTTTGTTGTTGTCATAGATTAAATCGCCTTTGGTTTTCTCACTTCCCATAGGCAATACAGCTTTCAGCTTGATCTTGCCAGCTTTGATCTTCTTTTCTTTTAGCAATTTCTCAAGTTCAGGACGTTGCCTAATATCAAAATGTGATCCTTTTGAAATCTTCACTCTGACATCATTCTGCATTCTTTCAAAATCTTTTAGTGCGGTCACGATCATTTCATATCCTCCGGTTTTATAAAAAATTTCAATCTGATTCACTTCAATAAATGAAACTGACAGAAAGTTTTTTAATAGGTGGTGCAGAGTTGAAAGATAAACTCCACACCACCCACGCCCTTACCAAGAGAATAATATTTTAACTTCCTTGACCAACTAAAATACTGAATGCACGTTCAAACATAGGCTGTCCACCAGCAAGACCGTCAACACGGTAAGCAATGGCACCTTTTTTAAACTCTGCATGTTCACTTCGAGCAATTGCAACTTCTTCTTCAAGGACAAACCAGTAATTCATCAGGTTGCCGAAGATGATGTCACCAACTGTTCCGAGTGCAGAACAATTATGACTTATGAAGTATGGATGATTATCCAAACGATCATAAGGACCAGATCCCACTGAATTGGAGAATAAAGGATCTCCGTTGGTATCTTTTTGCTTTTTCAAATACTTCAGAACCAAGTCAGCCATGATAAAGCCAGCACCGTTACGGTGAGCAGCTTTGACTTCGTGTTCCAGATTGATCAGATCATCATACACAACTTGCAAGTTTGTTTGACGACCGACGGTTCTGATTCCAGCCATGACAGTTATGCCAAGAGGCTGTGCAACTCCTGAACCTGACATGATTGCTTGATCAAACTTGGCGATCAATGCAGCACGCAATTTTGAAACAAGTTCATTTTCAAAAGGTAACCGTGAACGCATCAGCAAAGTTTTGGTGAAACTTGTGTATGCTTTCAGAGGATAGCAATTGATTGTGACACGTTCAAAATCAATTTCAGTATCAGGAGCATCTGATTTTTCATCAGTCCATTCAACTGCAATACCACCAAATTCATTGCTGTCATCTTGCTCAAGTTTTGTTTCAACAAGTGAGCCGCCGACAGTGGTCTTTTTGTTTACTCGCATATACAGACTCGGTTCATCAAATGGCAACTGAAGGATCTGATTGCCGTAATCGGGCCATACTAAGTTAGCACGACCACCGGCTGCATCATTGTCTGTTGAAGCCATCGGAAGTGCCTTGCCACCAAACGGCATACCGGGCAACATTCTACGAAGTAAAGAATGCGGAATGACAGCTTGAAATCCACCACCCTGTTTGTTGCCGATGTCACGAATTGCAGCAGATTTCGGAGTCAAGATGTTCAGTTCTTGATCTTTCATGTTCCGTTCGCCGTTCTTCATAAAATTGAAAAACGCTTCACCCTGCAAATGCTCGTGCTTTTCTTGTGAAGTATTATCAAAGACTTTGACATCATCAACTTTCTTGCCAGCAAGTGCAGCTTCATCGGGAATAACAACTTTCTTGAAATCAGCAGCTTTTGCAAGTAGCAGATCAACATTTTTCTGTTCTTCCGCTTCTTTAATTGCTTCGGTAAGTTCATCAGAAATACTTTTGACTTCTGCATGTGCAGTGTCATAGGCTTTCTGGGCAATTTCAATGTCAGCTTCAACTTCTTTTTCCGTTGCGTCTGCAACAGCAACTTTCATTGCTTTCATTGTTTCAACAGCTTTTTGCAGCTTTGCTTGGAGTTCTTTTAACTTATTCAATGTAATTCTCCTATAAGTTTACGATTTTGGAAGCAAGCTCTGCCGATAGAGCTTGATACTTCACAATATCTTCATCCATCGAGTGAACATCAACAGTGGCAACTGTTTTGTCCGGCTCAATATTCGGATCTTCAATTGTGTCATCTTCATCATCCGCATCATCACGACTGTTGCCTGACAGTGTGACATCAGATGACAAGACTTTTATTTCAACACTGATAATTTTCGCTTCAGTGATTTCATATTCATCATTCGTTTTGATTACATCAAACAGAATATTTGTGCAGCATTTTTCAATATCATCAGTCACTTCAATGTCAACTGGAATCTTGCCAGATGCTCCACGCTCTTTGATCGACTTTGTGAAAGCTGAATCAGCAACTTTGAAAGTTTCAACAAAGACATTTTCATAATAGACACCAACGCCATCGTCATTGATCTTCAGCTTGAAAAGTGGTTCTTCTTTTTCTTCAGTCTTTTCAACTTTGTCACTGAACAATGCAGCCATGACATCTTTCATCAGAATTTTGCTTTGAACTGACTTGCTTAATGCTTCAGCATTTGCTGGAACTGGAACAGCAGACACTTCAACAATTTCAGCTTTTGTGATGTCATAGCCAAGGATTTCTTTATAGCCATATTCATTTTCTTTTTCGGCTCTGATTTCTTCCCACTCTAAAGGGATGAAGCCAATTGACCAAGCACGCATATATTTCTTTTTGTAAAGTTCCCAAACTTCACGAGCAAGTTCAGTTTCTTCATGGAACTGCACAGTCAATTCAGTTTTGTTTTTGAACACTCTGACATTCAATGCTCTTGCAATGGGTGGTATGCTGTGATCATGTGCCCAGAGCATGACAGGATTTTTTAAGAAAGCATCCCAGATCAAACCATCTGAACGAACATTATCACCATCACGATCTTTGCTCGAAGTTGTTGCAATGATCTTCATTGTCCGATCTTTTTCGTTGATCGAAATGATGTCATAGTTGACAACATGCAGCATTTTTTCACCCTTGACAATCTCTTTGACATTAAGATTTGGGATTTTATCTTCTGCTTTTGGTGGCATAATACTTTCTCCTGAAATACTCTATTTTTTATTTATCTTCTTTGTATGTGTTGTCAGTAATTTCTTCACCAGTTATTTTGTCAACATATTTGACTGTGCCTTCAAGACCATTCTTTCCTTCAGTATACACCAGTTCAACATCTTTGATCTTATCGTCTGGAATATAAGGTGGTGGCTGTAATCCCATTATTTGACTCCTAACATATCTTCAATGATTTCTTCAATTCCTCTTGGTAATGTTGCAATTTTATATGATGGATTTGTATATTTCACCAATGCTTCAGCAATTGTTTCTTTGTGGTTTGTTGCTGCATATTGACTAATGTTTTCTTGTGTCCATTTTTTTCCCCATAGCCATTGATTGTTTGCTGCCATATCTCCAATTGCTGCAATGTGTTTTTCCAGTGTCAAATGATGTGCCAGTTCATGCCTCATTGATGATCTGACCATTTCATTGTATGATTCATCTGCATACACTCTATATCCTAATACTGATTCTTGTTTTTTTATTCTGTCAATTAGTGCTTCTGAAAAATCATTCATGGAAGTCAATTTTAATTTTACATCAGGATGTAATTCTTTCCAACGTCCAATATTTGCCATACCGCCAGATGACGATGTGTTGTATAGAATGTCAATGTCAACTTTCATGTTCGGGAACTTTTCACGCAAATCAGAAAAACCAAGATTCATGCTGTTCATGTTCTTCAGCTTTTCTTCTTCGGTTTTCCACTTCTTGCCCCATGATTGCCATTGTCTGCCAGCAGAATCTTTGACTTCTTTCACATAATGCAGTTCAGCCCAATCAACAGCTTCTTTCAATGTTTCTTTCGGAGTATATGCAGCAAATTCTGCTGGTATGATCTCACCAGTGACCGCTGGAGCAACTTGCTCTGATACAATGACTGGTTCTGCAACTGATGCTGGTGGAAGCGGTGCAGGTGCAGCTGGCTTCACAGGTTGTGTGCTGACAGTAGGTTGATCAACAACAACACTTGCAGCTTCAAGAACTGGAAGCAATGTGCAAGCACAATACGGATGCAAAGGTGGGTGCTGAATCGGTGTGCTTGTTGTATAATTTTCAATCGTTTCACCTGATTCAAGAAATGCTCTGCCTGTTTTGACTTTAATTCCATCCATTGCTGTGCAAGCTGCACAAACTCGATCATCTTTTGCTGTTAACCATTCAAGCACTTCAACGCCAATTGATTGATAGTTTGCCATAGTGCCATGATTGAAAGCCCAGTTTGTTTCAGTCACTGCAATCATCTTTGCACGTTGTGCAGTGTATACTGGGTCGAGCTTTTTAATTTGCTTTGCAATCCATGCTGCTGATCTGCCTTGTCCAGTTGTTGGATCGACATAATTATATGCTTGATCGTAGACTTTCTGTATTTTAGTTGCGTTTGTTTTTGTAACTTTAGAAACACCAAGCTCAGGATCTTTCAATCTGTTTTCTAAATCTTGGCGAGTTCCTTCAAGAATAAAGCTGCTTGGCTCTGTGCCGACAAGTTTGATTGATTTCATACCGAGTTCTTCAGTTGCTTGATCGTATCCTTCTGCCATAACAAATGTCAGTCTTGAATATTCAACGTCATACAGATCAGAAGCCCATCGTGTTTGATAGTCAACTGGAAGTGGAGTCAAACCTTTTCTTGCTCGTGTTGCTGATTCTTTTACTTGACGATCAAACAAACGCTTGATTGCTTTTTGCATTTGATGCCACAGCTTTTTGACTTTAATATCACGAATAAGAACAAGTGGATTGTTCCTCATTTTCTGTGATAGTCTATTCCTAGTCATAGTTGCTGGCATTATTTTATCCGTTCAGTTTTATTTTATTTTACAGTTCCTCAACACTAACATCTCCAATATACATCTTTGAATCCACTGCTGAACCAATATGCCACATGGCACTATAAACACCATTGAGACTCGGACCAGGAAAGATATTTGGACCTCCGCCATTTCTTTGATCGACTGTTTTTGGTGCTAAAAGATACCGACCAGCACCATCAATTTCTTTGATGAAAAATGTAATTGCCGTTCCAATGTAATCAAATACAACTTCAAAATCTATATCGTTGATACTTGAATGCAATGGAAAATCTATGTGATTGAAATCAGCACTGGCAGCAAGTGCCATTCTATCACCATACACGGCTCCCGGACCCTTAGGAGTCATTTTAATACTTGATAGATTCCAATTATAATTTCCTGATAAATTCATTTCAAAGGTGAACTTATTTACAACAGCATCGTCACTGTATGAAGTCAGTCTAATTATGCAACCATTTGCACAGTTTTCAAAATTAGCCATCTTCCACAGGAACCGAAATCGTTTACTGCCTCTTGGATTACCAGCAACAGCAACCCCCGGAGTTGCTGTAAAGTATCCATTTGGATTTGTCAATACTCCATCCATGTCAAACCACATAATGTCATTATTGAACTTTCTTGATGTTGGAATGCTCGTTTCATCTGTTAGCACATTCAGTTGATTACCTTCAAATGTTTCATGCACAAGATAAACTATAGGAGCAGAGCCACCAGCACGCAAGATAGATGATCTTGGTGTTAGTTGTCTTGGATTTAATGGGTTTTGTCTTTTAATCGGCATATCAATTTATCCTACCAGTATGCAACAGTTGCAATTGTGTCAGGTGCTGTGCCTTTGAAATAGATGTCTGCTTCCATTGCAAAGATGTCAATGCTTGCACCTGCTTCAAGTTTAATATCCTGTGATGCTGAATCACCAACAAAGATTGATGCACCGTTTGCAAGATTCGCAACAATTGTGACTCGTGAAGTGTTCTTTTCTCCAATAGCAGCTGCACTTGCTGCTGCAACAATGGTTTTTGTTTTGAATGACATTTTTAATTATCCTTTATACAAGTTATTCAGCATTGTCAGTTTCATCATCTTCATCTGGTTCATCTGGTTCATCAATGTCATCAGTGTCAGATTCAGTTTCATCATCTTCAAGCCCATCAAGATGTTCATCTTCTGTCACTGTTGTTTCATCAACTTCTGGTTCTGGCTCGCTCGGATTCACTTCAACGAGTGCCATCGGTCTTAAATATATATCTTCTTGATCTTCATCAATTAGTTTTCCAAACATTTCACGAACCTCATTCACTTTCAAATAAGGCAAGATCGGTGTTATTGCAATAGCAAGTTCAGCAAGATCAGCTTGCAATGCTTTAACTTGTGACCAATCGAATTTGAACATTAAATTTGTGTCGGGATCTTTTATCCGTAGCAGATTGATTGTCATTGAGTCTGCAAAATCATTCCACAGACTGATCATTGTGCCACGATAGAATATTTTTTCAGCTGCTTCAAGATTCGGTGATGACAATGGACTGTTTTCTTGAGCAACACGAGCATGAACCAAAAGCGGTGGAACACCAAACGCTGCACAGATATGACTTTCTGCCATTGACGATAAACCGGGCCAGTCTAAATCTTTCAGCGGTGCAATGAATGATGCACTTGCACCTTCACCTGTTAAGAATAAAGGACCGCCACGCTTGCCCTTGCCAACTGCTTCTGCAAGAAGTTCACGCATTTCATTTTGTTGTGTTGGTGTAAACTCCTCAGGTTGATGAAGTATCATGCCCGGCACTTTCATGTTTTCGAGCATTTCAAGAATGTAATTATCCTTTTCACTATCCAGCTTAAAATCCCTATAACAGGCTTGCATTGGAGCAATGCCGTCAACCAATGATTGCGGGTCAACAAATCTTCTGTATATCATTGCTTCTGGCATTACTGTAAATTGTTTTCCTGATGGGATGTTCACTTTGAAGTGATCAATGAATCTTGATTGTTCATCAGATCCAATTGTTAATTTTGGAATAAGTTTGCACCACGATGTTGGCAAGGGCCAAAGCTCTGCAACTTCACCAGCTTTGTTAAACCACTTCCAGATGAATGATTGACCTGTCAGATCCATGTGACTGATGTCAAATTCATATAAATTCGTTTGTGTTAAATATGCGTTTGGTCTTTGTATGACTTCAAGCTCTTGCATTCCATCAACAATATTCCATTTCTTTTCATCGTCATAGTATCCGATTTCAAGATTTGCTTCAGGAAAAGATGTCATATGCTTTCTGACACAAGCATAAATCATTGCATGAAATTTGAATACCACTTCTTGCTCTGTCTGTGATAAGTTTCCCCACATTTCCGATAAACTGACAGAGTTGCTTCCAAAGATCGAGTCCCAGCCAGTTGATGCAGACATCAATCCATCTTGTGCAGTTGCTTGACCTTTTGACCGTATGACTTTACGGATCGCCCATTTTGCAATGCTTTTATATAGATTCATCGACTCATTCCCATTCTACCCTTGCCAGTGATTTCTTTGTATAGAGCAACAACAAGACTGTCAACTTGATCATCATGCTTTCCAGATGGAAATGACAAGAACTCTGAAATCCATTCTCTATTCCATTCTGATTCAACAAGATAAACATGACCAGCTTCAAATATTGGTTCAAGTATGCTTGCACGAGCAACTTTGTCTGTTTGTGGTGTGACTTTTCTGACAACAGCTTTGCCATGCAGCACATCTTTGATCAAATCATAGGTATCCTTATATCCTGCAACAACTTCAATGACAACTCTGACTTCCATGCCGTCATCTTCAGCAGCTGCAATCATCCATTTGTTTCTTTTAGTTGCTGTCAATTGTCCACGCTTAACGTCACTGATATAAATTGCTCTGTTTTCAGCATCATATGCAGCATAAGTTCCAACTGTATAATCGGGATCAGATTTCACACGCTCTTTTTCAGATGAAGCAAGATCCCAACCCCTATACCAAATTAATCCATCAGGAACATCTTTTGCTTTAATAATTTTACATAGATCAGCACGAAGCATATTGCCTGTTCTTGGTTTTGGCTCCTGTAAGCCTTGGGATTGCCATGCATACAATCCCATAAAGGATCTCATAGTTTTATACCACTTTTCAGTGAACCGCTCTGTGAATAGATATTCTTTTGTGTTTTCATCTTGAGCTGGAAATTTTAACATCTCAAATTCAGGGAAGTCCTCATCATAGTCTTTTGACAGTTTGTCATTCTTCCTTTCGATAGTGCCGACAACATCATCTTCATGCCATCTGTTCGCAACAATGACAACTGCATGAACAGGTGCCAGTCTTGTCAGCAGATCAGATTGAAATGACTCCCATTTCTTTCTTCTGATTGTTTCTGATTCAGCCTCTTCACGGTTTTTGTAATAATCGTCAACAATCAAAATGTGAGCACCACGACCGGTGATTGTGCCACCGATGCCAGCTGAATGCACAGCACCTTTGCCACCTGTGACATTCCAACTGCCTAAAGCAGACCGATCTTGTTTGATTCCGAAGCCGTGTGATGCTCCAACAGTCTGTGTGATCGCTCTGCAATCATATGACATGCTTGAAGCCAGTATGTAGTTATAAGAAGCAATTATGACTTCATGGTCACGATTTCTAAGCAGATGCCAAGCTGGATAACGTCTTGAAGCAACATCTGATTTACCGTGCCTTGGTGGAATACATATGCAAACATAAGCAGATTCGCCCGATTCAACTTGCTTTGTGACCTTATCGAGTGCATCAAGCATGGCTGTGGTATGTCTGCCGTATGTATAATCTTTTGATGGCGGATATAATCTGAAAAATACAGCGAATGACTCAACCGACTGTCTGGTGATCAGTTCCTCAATCGCATGTCTAGATTTTACTGATCCGTCACTCATTGCCAGGTTCAGAGTTAGGATCAACATCACTAGCAGCATCATTTTTGTTAAGGACAGCAAATTCCGCAATTGATATTCCCTGTTCTTTCATAATTTCCAGCAGTTCTTCATCCGTGTGTTCGCTCAAAGGATTGTTGGTAACTGTCTGATGAATGTGGTTCGTGTTCTTCCAATCTGATGGCATTCTGTTGATCAGCCAGAACACTTGTGCTTTGACATTGCCTTTGATAGCTGACTTCAACAATGCCTCCTCAACCATCACTGTTCTTGCTTTGCGTGCTTGTATAGTGGCATCACTGTATTTCAGAAGAAAGTCTTTATGCTTTGGATCGCCACTCTTACGCCAAACCATTAATGTTGCTCTAGTGAAATTAGCAGCTTTCAATGCTTCCTCTTGAAACGCACCTTGAGAGATGTGCTCTAGGAACTCATTCTTTTGTTCTTCTGAAACAGGCATGTTCTCACGCTTTTAGTATCATTTCAAATGGGACAAACATATATAGCGAGCATTTCGTAAAATTTGTAAAAAGTCGTTTTCTCTTTCTTAAATATGTTAGTCCCATTTCACGATTGTTGTTTTTTCTTTTTTTTTCGGTTTTTTTTGCTCAAAAAATCACTAAAAATTAGAACAAGAAAAACTTAAGATTTGAGATAATTATACAACTCAATTAATCTTTTCAAGCTAAAAGACTTAAGATTATTTTGTTAAGAAAAGAAGTGAGACCCATGCAAGAGTCTTTGAAGATTCTAGTAAGATGCTTTGATGACCCTATTAAGGGTCACAAGTAAAGGTAAAAGTAAAGGTAATAA